TTATCTCCCATTCTTCGCATCTTCGATAGATCTCACTACTTGTTGGTAAGAAATTCGATTTTCCTTCATCTTATTTTGCATAATACGCCTAATGTTCTTCATTGCCTCAGATTGAGTTTTAGGAATTGTCATATGATTAATAGCCATATTCTCATCCTCCTTTTTCCGATCCATCTAAACACCTCACAAAAATGATTGCTTATTATACAATCACATTGTGCGTTCGGTGAATGTACAATAAGTGTAATACAATCAGGCATCATAAACAAGTTTTTTCCACTTCTCAGTACCCTTTTCCCCTATTTTTGCTATCTTATGCTTGTTTTATGCAGTTAATGCTCCAAAAAGCTCTTAAACCCTCACTTATAAGTGGCAAAAGTATGGCTTGACAAAAAAGGGTGTACTTCCCACTCGAAAAATGAACTGGAAGTACACCACTGTTACCCAATATTAAAATTAAGTCCTTTTTTTCGGACTATTTGTGATTTACTTGAACACCATATTCGCTGTCTCTTTTGCATTGCTGACTTCTGTAATTGAAAATTCGAGCTTTACATAATTTTTAACAGTTGCGTTTCCTGCTTTATATAGAGCCAGCATGTATACTGGCTCATGAGTTGTTGAAATTTAACCCCTTGTTTTTGAGGCCATTTGTAAATTGCTTGTACATTAAATCAACAGCTTTCTGAGGATTCCCAGTTTCTTTAATGGTTACTGTAAAGTTAAAGTCGTTGTTTACTGTAGAAGTCTCTGTTTTGTTGCTAACAAGAGAATCTGGAACGTTTGTTTTAACGTTCGCACTTAAACTTGGTATTCCAAACTTACCACCAGCAAACGAAACATCACTAAGGAAATCTTTATACTTACTTAAATCAGGCTTTGCAGAAGGGGCACCATTTAAATCTTTTTCCGACAATTCACGTACAGTGTCTACTGCTTTAAGCATGTTTTTGGTGTCTGACTCATTTAAGATGAGTTCTCCGCTATCCACTACTGCGAGAGCACCCGCCGCTGGTAGCTTACCTACATGCCCTCCAGTTTTAAACCTAGCAACCTTTTGACCGGTGGTATTGCCTTTGACAACGGTATTTAAGGCATTAGAAGCTTCTTTAAGCTTGTCAATCAGGTTATTAGAAATACTCTTACCGATGGACTCCATATTGCTGTTAATGAATTTAGAGAATTCATTAAGCTGCTTGGAGATGTCAGTGATTTTACCGTTCATGAGTTTGTCTTCAATTTTCTTGAACTCTCTCTCATCATTTGTCAGGTTATCATACTTGTCATTTATGGCATCCTGATCTTTTTCAAGTTGGTCTTGAAGTGCTTCCTTACGTTTCGTATTGCTACGATCTTTAAGAAATTCATCTAATGCTTCTTGCTGTTCTTGTAGTTGCTTTTCCAAGTCTCTAACCTGTGATTTTGCTTCATCAGAGTCATTAAGGGATAGTTTGTTTAGTTTATCTTTGGTTTCCTGAATAGCCTGATTCTTTTCTTTGAGCTCTTTTTGGTATTTAGCTTCATCATCAGTTTTATCAATCTCATCAATCAAGTCTTGCGTAGCTTTTTGATGCGCTTTTAATTCAATATCACGCATCTTTTCGTACATCTCTTTGTAGATGGAGACAACTTCATCAGCAAGGGATTTATAGATGTCCTTGATCGACTTCTTGGTGTTATAAAGCTCCAGATTAAAATCTTTCTGCTTATCTTTCCAATTTTCGATCTCATTCGTAATCTGCTCTTGTATTTCCGGAAATCCCTTTGCTGCTTTTTTCTGTTCCTCTAATTGCTTGATGTATTTTTTGGCCTCAGCCTGTTGTTGCTGTACTAATTTGACTTGCTGACTAATCCTTGTCTTTTTCAGTCATTGATATTTTATTGTCAACGTCTTTGATCTTGGATTCAGTCTTGTTTGATGATTTTTGTATTGACTTTAAAGTTTCATCTACTTTAGATTGAACTATTTGCCCTTGCAATTCCCTTACTTGCTCTTGAAAGTTGATAAGGTCTATTTTAGCTTGCTTCAGCTCTTCTTTAAGTTGAGCTTTTTGGGCAGAATTCAAATTTTTATTGGCTGAAATTTCTTTTTGTATCCATGAAACCTTTTGACTCTGAATCTTTTGCTGTTCAGTCATTGCTTTTTTCTGTTCTGCAGTATACTTTCTAAACTGTTTACTGTCTGACAGATAATGACTTGCTAAGGCTTGGTTCTTGGCAATTGCTAAATCAAAATCACCAATACGCTTATCAAACTCATCAAGCTTTGACTGCACAATTTCGTATTGAAGCTCTTCTATTTGTTCTCCAACAGAACTGATATCACCTTGGAGGGAGAGGAGGTCGGATTTAGCTTGCGCTATTGCTTGCTGTCGTTCTGCTTCAGCTTGAGATGCATCTGAAATAGATGTACCGACACCTTTTAAATACTTCTCAGGGTCAACCGTCTTTCCGTTTTCCTCAATTTGAAGATGAAGGTGATTTCCTGTTGAATTACCCGTACTGCCAACTTTACCGATGGTCTGTCCAGCTTTAACAGTTTGACCGGCTTTAACAGAAGGGGTATCAAGCATATGCATATACTTAGCAACTTTTCCATCATCCTGCTGAATGACAACCCAGTTACCGGCAGTTTTACTATAACCAGCAATTTGGACTTTTCCACTCTGAACCGATTTAATTGCGGTTCCAGCTTTTGCTGCGAAGTCGATACCTTTATGTGGAGTTGATCGGTAAGCGCCATCTTGTGCACCATACTTAGAACTTATTCTAAACGCACTGTTCTTCGTGTAGTAGCTTGCAATAGAGGAATTAGCAGAAGTCATTGACTTGGTGTAATTTGACATGATCTTCTGAACATAATTCTGTGTTTCTTTGAAGGGAGGGACTCCACCATATTTAATTACATTACCAGGCCCTGCGTTATAAGCAGCAAGTGCTTTCTCTACATTGCCACCAAATTTGCTTAGTTGTTGGGCTAAATATTTCGTGCCACCCATAATGCTCTGATAAGGATCATAAACATTGTTTACACCTAAACTCTTAGCTGTGGATGGCATCAGCTGCATCAAACCAGCAGCTCCGGCTCCAGAACGAGCTCTTGCATTGAATCCTGATTCTTGTTGGATTACAGCTGCAATTAGAGCTGGATCAACACCGTATTTGCTTGCGGCAGAATTAATGTAGCTGGAGTATTTACCGGAGTAAGACCCGCCACCGGAAGAATAAGAACCACCGGAAGATGATCCAGAGGAAAGGGAAGAGGTAACAATACCGTATTGTGTAATGTTCCCTGACTTAATTTGATCCTTGAGGAGTTTGGCTTGCTCCTGCATAAGCTTTTTCTTTTGTTGGAGTTCTTTGATTTCTTTCTTTAGGTTATTTCTGTATTTTTGAGACCATTTTGCATAGTCGTTTAACTTCTTGTTTTGTTCGTCAATTACAGATGATACCTTTTCTAAAGCCTCTTTATACTTATCAGTTACATAAGTAGATGTTTTGGTTTCTTCATTAGCTTTCTCTTGCTCGTCTGTCCATTTTTCAAGGGAAGTTCCAGATTCAATTAACGCTTGTTTGTTTGTTTCCTGAGTAGATGTAGCTTCTTCAGATGCTGAGATGTAGGATTTAAGAGCAGCTCTAACGCTATCCATTGCAGAGATTTGGCTGTTAGAAAATCCACCAGGTTGCAACATTTTTTCTTCAATCTTATGTAATTCTTTCTTCGCATCAGCTACATTATTAATTGATTTAACTTCGAGCTGAGACAATTCTGCTTCGGATATATCAAGTTTACGCTCTCTTCGTAGCTTTCTAAGGCTGTCAATCCTTAACGTATCAGCGTTTAAGGTCTTAATAGCGTTGTTAACCTCGGTTTTCATTAGGTGATTGCTATATCGAACCATGTCATCATACGCATCAAGTTTAACTTTTCGCTGACGAATTACTTCATCTCGGTTAACCTTTATAACACCATTTTCATAACTTATTGCTTTGGCTAATTCTTTATCTTTTTGGATTAGAGCATTAGCTTCATTGGCAGAAATGCTCTTTCCTTCAGCCATCTTTTCTAAAAGCTCATTTAAAGGCGCAACTTGTTCTTTGGTGTTATTAAAAACATCTCCATTAAGGATATCTTGAACAGAGCCAAATTTTATTCCTTCTGAGAGTTCTTTAATAAGATCCTTAATCTGATTGATATCATTTGTATCAAGCGCTTTTTTTAGTTTTTGACTAAAATCTTCAGCTTCATTACCTGCCTCAGCAAGTGTTTCACCTAAATCACCAACTTCTGATTTAACAGAAGAAACGGCTTTGTCGCCATCTTTAATGTTCTTTTGTGCCTTATCAAAGCTCAACTTAAAGACATCAATTGATGAACCAGAGTCAGCATAGGTCTCTAAAAGGGTTTGCAGGTCTTTTTTTGCGTTATCAAATGCTTTTTCATCATTTGAATTCAACGCTGATTGCATTTTCTCTTGGAGTTTACCCAGTGCTGAAGAGAATTTATCGAGATCATCAGGATTCAAATTATCTTTTAAAGTGAGTTTACCTACAATGTCATTGATACTTGCCTTTAACGTATTACTAATATCAATTTTACTGTAAGCTTCGGCAATGGATAGTACGCTGTCCCTAACTTTTGCATTACCGCTAGAGATATCCTTTTGTACCCGATTTATATTCAGCTGTGCTTTATCAGCTTCCAACTTATAATCATTTTCATCTGAAAAAGGAATTTCAAAGAAAGACCAGAAATTCTTTCCTTTTGAATATTCCTTGGCCATCTTCTCATACTGCTTCAGTTCTTCCTTAGACTTTTCGATTCCTTTTGAAGCGTCTTCGAACGTCTTTTTAGCACCGTCTTTTGTCTCTGTCTTTTTGAGCTCAAGATATTCTTTGGTATTCTTAATAGCCTCTTCTAAAGCCTTATTACTCTTTAGAATTGCATTACCTTGAGAATCATAGCCTTTAATTAAAGCCGGAAACGATTGTGCTAATTGTTGTGTAACCTGAAGGTATTCCTGTTCTTCATCAGAAGTAAGGGTTCTGGAATCTTTAGCTTTTTGAAGCTCCTTATACTGTTTGATCAATTTGTCTGTCGAGTCTTTGTTGGTTGTAATTGCTTCAACATTGGTTTGCTGATTTTGTTCAAAGTCTTCTTTTGCTTTCTTTGCATCAGCGAATGCTGTAATTATTTTTTCTAAAGCAAAACCTATACCAGCAAAGGCAACACCTACTACTGTAGATGCCAACATACCTCTCCAAGCAACAGTAAATGACCTTGTAGCAATTGTAGCTCTTGTCATTCCCGCTTCTATCCCAATTGTTGCTCTTTGGGCTTCAGTTAAAGAATTCGCCCCAAAAATCATTGCTGTTTGAAGCAGACGCATATTCTTATTAAAGCCAACTAAAGCAAAGTTTGCTGTCATAAAAGCAATTGGAAGGAATCCGATACCCTTTACAGCTGAAGTGACAGCTTTCAGAAGATCCCCAACTACAGATACAGCATTAATTAAACCATCACTTATAAATGCATCTCCTGAAGCTACAGCTAATTCAGTGAACTTATTTTGAAGTTTATTTAATCTTGCTTGTAAGCTATCTGCGTATTTCTGTTGCTCGCTCCAGGCACTCCCTGTGGAATTAGCCGCAGTGGTGGCTGCGTTTTGTGATATGGAAAAGTTGTTCATTAAGGCATTAAATCGAGACAATTGATGGATGTTTGCAACGCCAATAGAGGTATTTTGTTTTTGGGCATCAGTTAACGTATCCCATTTGGCTGCTACCTCATTAATCAGCTCGCTTGCTGACTTAGCTTCTCCACCAGCAGTCTTTACAGAAATTCCGATCTGGTCTAAAGCTTTAATTGAGCTTTCGTTATTCCCGATACGTGCAAAAATCGTCTTTAATGAGTTACCAACCACATTCCCAGATTCACGAGTGGTACTTGCGATGGCAGTGGTGTATCCAATTAAATCATTCAATTCAACACCAAATGTTGAAGCTGTTGAACCTGCTTTTCTAATACTGTTAGCCAGATCCATTGTAGTTACAGCATAGTTGTTATCGACTTCATTAAGCTTATCTGCGATTGAGATAGAATCGTTGGCGGCGATATTGAAATTCAGCATTGCGGCAGTTAATGTATTTACAGTGTCATCTGGGGTCAAATCGGAGACGTTCTGAAGGACTTGTGCAGTTTTTGTTAAAGTGGAGAGTTCACTTTCATCAAAACCCATACGTCCAAAATCACCAGTCATTTGAAGAATATCTGAGATTTTATTTGATAGGGAATCCCCTAATTCAATGGACGTTTGAAGAAGCTCATTAAATTTGTAGTCTGGTGCATCCATTACACGACGAATGTTTGTCATGAGCGTATCAATTTCAACAACCTGAGAAACTATTGATTTAAGAGCAGTAACCCCACCAAATAAAGCAGAACCGGCTAGCATGTAAGCAGGCATTCCTGTAAAAGCTTGTTTTAATTTCTCACCAAAACTAGATACTTGTCTTGAAGATGAGCTTGCATTAGATTGAATCTCTCTAAACTGCATACTAAGACTTTGCATCTGCCTAGTAATATTTGGTGTCTTTACATTGAGCTGATTCACAGAATTAATATAGTTTTGCAATGCTCTGGAGTTCTCAGGACTGATAGATGTTCCATACCTATCCGTCAAAGATTTAACATTTAATTTAGCTTGTCTCTGATACAGGCTTAATTGATGTTCTAACTCTTTAGTTCTAGCTTTTAATGCTGCAGAGTCATCCAAGCGTTTCATTCTGTTAGCGATCTGATCTATTTGAGAGGTTGTTCTTGCGGCGTTAATTGAACTGGATAGTCTATTGAGGACTGTTGAGGATAGTTGGCCTTTTTGTCTAAGCTGCTCTAATTTTTGGTTTAGTTTATCTATTGCCTTTTGTTGCTGGTCAAAGTTTTCTGTGGTTTTAACAGCTAAAGTTGCCCCGTGTCTATCTGTGCTATGGGTAACATCTTTAAACTCATCTCTATATTTAGTCACTGTTCCAGTGACACGACCAGTTGCATCTTGTTTCGTTACTTTCTTTTGAGCTTGGCCAAGACGCTCCATTTGCTGTACGAGCTTACTTGCTGCTTTTGATTCCCGTTCCAAACTCTTTGTTGAGTTGTCTATGATTGTCCGAGTTTTCTCATGGATTTCACCACTCCGCTTATACTGCTGTGTAAGCCTAGTGATAGAACCATCTGCATTTTTAGTCTCAGTAATATTTTCTTTGACTGTCTGATTAAGGTGTTTTAACGCCTCTTCACTTTGCTTAAAAGCATTTGAAAACCTCTCAAGCGTTCTAAGAACTTTGTCGTCAAAGCTTACTTTGAGATTCAATGGATTGATTTTATTTTGAAGTGTGGATATATCTTTATTTAATTGCTGAACTGTCTTAGTTGATGTGTCAGCCACAGGAGTTAATACAATTTTTAAATTTTGAGACACTTGTTCTTTCACTTCCTTAGTAATTTTTCTACAAATAAAAAAAAGAAGTGCCTCAAAATTTAAAGCACTTCGTTTGTTTACTTAGTGGACTTGTGTGCGCCTATATAGTTAACGAACACCTCATAATGTCTTCCCCAGTCTCTGGGTGGGTAAAGAACCTCGTATTCTTTTCCTTTATGAACGACTTTAACGCCTTTCTCTAGCTTTTCATTAGGCGGGCAGAAGATCATATTGGTTATGTCAGTTATTCTTCCTACCGCAGTTGGAGAACTAATTGATTCAACATAAGGCTGAAAAGAACATTTGTATGGAACTAGAGTTTCTTGATCCTCATATATGTCTGTTCCCCAATCAGTCTTTTTGCCTGTCTTCACCCTTTTAACCTGAATTAAATAATAAAGGTCTTTGTATTTCATTATTGTCACCTTAAAAAAACTTCACGTATTTTGTATTTCTAATGAATTTATCTAATTCTTCGATAATATGGTTTGGCATTGAGCTCTTAAAAGTCTGACTAATGTTACCTATCTTCTCAGCAGTAACAGCTTCAAACCCATTTTGACGATACTGAAAAACAGCGATATGTAAATGCACAATATCCAACTCACTTGGAACGCTTTCAACGTCACAATAGTTCTTTATAAAATTTTCTGCACTTAATAAGTACAGGCTCAATATTTCATCATTGCTGGTATCGTCTCGATCAATATCTAAGAGGATTTTTAGGGTTATTGTTTTATCCATTATTCTGAACCCTTCTTTGGCCGAGGTTTTCTTACTGGTTTTTCTTTTGATTCAACAATTTCATAATTTGGCGACTTTAAAAGCCTTTCTAATAACTCACCTTCAACATTCCAAGTGAGCCCTGTTTTTTTATTTAATACAAACATTTAATTCCTCCTTATTAAGATAAAAAAGGGCAGAGATATTAGCCTCCGCCCTCAATTTTTATTATTTAGATGCAGTTAAGACCGCAATTCCAGTTGGTTTAATAACTTTTGCGCCATATACTTGGAGGCCTTTAATAGCATCAGCAAAGTATTTCTCTGGGCGGTACGCTTCCAATTTGTTAAGCTGAGACGCAAAGGTAATTGCCGATCTATGACCAGCCATAATCTTATACTTACCATCAATTACAGGAACGTTATTAGATGTATAGATTTGTAGCCCACCAACGTTACCGATGTATCCATTTAAAAGAATTTCTTGGAATTTTGTAAACCGGTCATCTTTTTGCAGTAACCCATAAGCAAATTCTGGTACTACCGCATAACGTTCAGATTTAGGAACATTTGCTTCTGAAAGTTTGGTGTTTAAATCGACCAAAATATCATAAGTATCTAGTTTGGTTAATTGAATTGGGTCTGTATCTGAGCCCATTACATTTTTAGAATCTACTTCAGTATATAGATTTGCAATAAACCGATCTGCAGTATCTGCTAATCCATATGCAGCACGATTCATTGCGCCATTTAGCAAATTGATATTAGCTTGAGCAGCATCCACATCTTCAACTTTAAAATTGAAGAATTTTTTCTGATCAATAAGTAATTCTGTTTGACTAGAATCAAGCTCCTGAGGATCCCCTACACCATTTTTACCGTAATCACCGATTGTGATTTCACCAAAAGTATTGATTTTAACTGTATTCCCGTAACTCACATCGCCTTGATAATCACTATTTACGAGATTACCGTATACCATCGCTTTATCATAAGCTTGATTTAATTTTGTTGACCATACTGTTGGAATGAAATTTTGAACTGACATATTATCACCTTATCCTTATGTAATTAAATTAGTTGGATTGACTATTAAGATAAGCGTCAACCGCTTCTTGATTTTTAATATATTCTTCTTCAGACATGTTCTTAAGTTGCTCCATTGTGAATGTCTTCGGTGGTTCTTGTGAACCTTTAGGATCAATGCCATCGGCTTTTAATCTTTCTTGTGTTTTATTCTCAATATGTTGGGAAAACACGCCTTTTAAAAGATCTAAATTAGAACTAGTCTTCTCCTGATCTTCACCCATTACAAGATCCACTAATTCTAAAGGTAATCCCTCTTTATGCGCTTTATCCATTGCAAAAGAGCGCATTTCTTTCATGGCCAATTGCTTTTCTAAATTAGCTACTTTTAATTCCAGTGGATCTTTTTCTGGGTATAACTCTTTAACCTTTTCATCAACATGTTTCTGCAGATTATTGGTTTTCCACGTATTAAGACTCTTTGAGAAATGTTCATCTAATCGTGGCTGCAAAATTTTCTTGCCTTCATCAGTATCTAAAAACCCTGACACCTTATCAGCAGATACGGCAGACAGTTCTTCTAAATATGATTTAACTTCTTCCTTTTCTTTGTTTTGCTCTAAAAATTCTTTAACAGTTTTTAAATCCATATTTCCTCCTAACCCTCTATGTACACGCCATAGAGTGTTGTATTTGTGTAATTAACCCACATTTACACATATCTTGCCCTGACCTTTTACAAGATTCCCATATTGTTTTACAGTCCATTTGAGAGGCGTTCTTGATCCTCTTCATCAGAAATGTCCTGTTTAGGTACTGCTGTTGTGTTCATATTATTGGCGCTGTGCAACTTCACCGTCTCATGCTGTTTGATTAACTTTTGCATTGAAGCAGAAGGATTTTGAATGAAAGGCAGCCTTGAAAGGAGATCTTCATGGGGAACTAACCCGCTCAAAGTTGATACCATCTGAGCGATAGCAACTTCATCTACCGGTACATTTCGAGTGAATGCTACATTGACATCTTTATAATCAAATTCGGCTTGTTTCTTGAGAGATAGAAATTCACAAAAGAACTTTAGTCTGTCCTTAAGAACTTTTTCAAAGTGGGATTCTGCAATAGCTGATTGGTTTTCTAACTCTTGAAGTTTTAAACGGATGGATACACCTGAGGTATTGCTTTGGAAGTTTTCATTGAGGTTTACTTGATTACTTTGTATATACATTTCATCTTGCCATTGTTTAAGCATATCTTTCACAAAGGTTCCATGTAAGTCTTTAGTAAGCCACTTTACCTCCGCTTTTTCATGAGGGAGTATAATGATGCCGTTTTCTTTCATCTTTTTGGCGTCTTCAAATTCAACGCTGCAGTTTGTGAAAACTAAATAAGAATTTCTATGATCAACAAGTTCATTGGCCGCATTGGCATGTATAGCATTGTACATGTCAATAATCTTGATAATGTCCTCAAATGTAGATTTTTTAATATCGTTGTTCTTGAGCTCTCTAACAGGGCATCTAGAGAATCTGTGTCGTTTTTGCTCTAAGAGCAACAACTTCCCACCACTCAATTTATAGTTGCTATAAAACGTATCGTCCCACACTTCTACATACTCAGTCTCATCAAATTGAACTTTGTATTTCCTAATGGCCATCGAAACTTTATTTTCAATTGTCCCATCATGAAGAACGATCATTTCAAGTGGTGAATATGCAGCACACTCAAAATCACCCTCACTGTTTATGTAATTCGCTTCATAAGCATACCCATGAATGGATGCCTCAATTTTCAACTTGATATTATGGGCATGTTCCCAATTGCTAAAGTAATAATCAATGTTGCTAATAAACTCTTTATTCTCTGTTTTTGATCCATAATTAACCGGCTTACCTAACAAATAGCCCACGCTATTCTGAACCATCTTGCGGCAATAATTAAAATAAGCTCTCATGTCTGCTTTAAGAGGATCTTTTGCTGTTTTACTATGCAAAATATCGTGATCACCTAAGTAATATCGCTTTAACTTTTCATGATGCCCTTGATTTAATCTTAGGTGGTCAAGCATTTTAGTTATCAATTGTTCATTTTTCATAAATTCACCTCAATCTAAAAAAGCCAATTCCTTGGAATTGACGAGATATTAATTACTTCAACTTCATTTATCCTTTTAGACCATTCAGCTACTGCATCAGGGAAGTCATCGTATGCTGAGAAATCCGCACCAGCAAAATCTCTAAGTTGCTGTATCGCTTCCTCATCCTCTTCATTAAAGATAATTCTTCCCATATTGACATCACCAACAATGGTATTGATTCTGTCATCCTTATTTTTGGTTACAGCATTATTGAGCCACTCAATTTTTCTGCCTTTTAATTGGGGGTCATTCCTTACTAACTCTTGAAGCTGAATAACATCCGCACCGTTATAAACGTTTTTCTCAATGTTTACAAAACTGATATCAGGATATTCTTTAAGGAGCTTGAGAGTATAATCCATATAATCCTCATACTCACCCTTAAACACTGTACCTTTACGAACATACTTGATATTCATGTCTGACACACTTCCAACTACAAAAGCATAATAGTCCTTTTTCTTCTTTTGTTTATTTCTTGTCCCAGCTGGATCAATAGACAGCATTGTTTTTGTAAAGTCATGGCTCTCAATCTTTTCAGCAGACTCAGTGATAATTGTTTTGAATTTCTTTTGTCCTGTTGAGGTAATTAAACCTTGTACCTCTTGGTTGTATGCCACAGGGTCTTCATAATAAGCAAGTGCCATGTCTAAAGGATTCCAATAACTCTCCCATAGAATAGGGAATTTCATTTCATCCTCATGTTGATAATAAAATTCCTTTGCATGAAGAAGCCTGTTCTCATTTTTGGAATCTGAAAGGATTTCTTTAAATTCAGCCCACAATCCAGAGCTGAACATTTCATCAATGTCATCAACGAGTATGCCTTTTTCTTTTCGTGATCTCCAAGTTGGCAATTTAAGTAACCTGCTATAAAAGCATTCTGGGTGCTGAATTGTCCCACATCCTACCATGATTCCACCCTGCCTGATTAACTTTCCATCTTTATCATATACAGGCTTTTGTAGTGCAAAGTTAACATCAGTTGCAAAACGTCTCCATTTTTTCTCTCTGTTTGCATCTGTAGCGCAGTCATCATTATTTTGATAATCGTCTAGGATAGCTAATTCAATCCTTGTATTGTCAGGGTGTTTCCTTCCTCTCATATCAGTTTTACTACTGATACTTTCAACCATAGTTCCATTTGTAAACTCCAGCTGAGAGGAGTTGCAAATATATTTTTTATTAGATGGATCCAAAAGCTTTCCATAACAAGATTGGAGATAGATGTTGTCAACAAATACTTCCTTGATCTGTTTTATGAATTTATCCGCAAGCTCACCTGTAGAGGAACAAACAAGCGTAAAAATTCTTAGCTTATTAGCAACTGAAAAAGCTACAGTAGGCAAGTTTGCGAATGCACTCTTACCAGTACCCCTAGGAAGGACGTACACTTGCTTATCATGTGTGTTATGTAGGAGCATATTCTCAATGTCTTCCCATATTTGCTTATGAATAGGAGCTATTTCAGATGTACCAGGTGCTCTAAATGTGTCTTGAAGGAAGAATAGACAAAAGAACTCAAGGTTTTTCTGCCCTAGTTCCCAAGCCAAACCATGATATGTAAATAAATCATCTGATCGTTTTTTCATTAAATGCGCTGCAAACTCTTCAGCATCTGATTCAGATAGATCATGCTCTTTAACTGCTTGTTTAACTAAATATTCATATAGAAAACGTCTATTCTCTGACGTGTTGATATTTATTTGCTCACTTATTTTTATCACCTCGGAAATTTGAAAAATACTACAAAAAATTTGTACCCTGCTATCGGATAAGACAGCATTTTTAAAAACAGAATGGTGGGGGGTATGCCTTACTGTGAGCCATCCTAAGCAACTTTAATGAGCTTGAATACTATTGGTATCTAACTCATTAACTCTTCACACAGCCCCTTTAAACATGCTTAAATCAGCCTGCAATTTCTTATCTTACATACAAATTTAAGCATGTTTCATATCTTCATCGGTGTCATATCTTAAAAGTATTGACACCATCCTTTGAACCCTGTAGAATTAAGGTATCAAGAGGTGTCATAACTTAGTTCCATAAATAGATACACAAAAGGAGTGCTTTATTATGAAATATGGATATGCTCGTGTAAGTACAGTTTCACAGGATTTGGAATCACAGATAGCCACATTAGAGAACCAAGGATGCGATGTGATCTATTCAGAAAAATTCACAGGTACTAAAGCTGATCGCCCTAAATTCAAAGAGGTTTTATCAAAGCTTGAAGAAGGAGATACTTTGGTTGTTACTAAGCTAGACCGCTTTGCAAGATCAACTGTAGATGCAATTAATACAGTCAAGGAATTGTTTTCAAAGGGTGTGAAGGTTCATGTATTAAACATGGGTTTAGTTGAAGACACACCAACAGGAAGGCTAATATTAACCATTATGAGTGGGTTTGCAGAGTTTGAAAGAGATATGATTGTCGAACGTACTCAGGAAGGAAAAGCCATTGCAAAGCAACGTGAAGACTTCCGAGAGGGTAGACCTAACAAGTATTCGAAGAAGCAAATACAACACGCCTTAGAGTTACTTAACGATCATTCATACAAACAAGTTGAGGATATTACAGGTATCAGTAAAAGCACTCTAATAAGAGCTAAGAAGAAGTTACAAGCCCCTTCTAAATGACATAGGAGAGGGCTTTTTATTTGTCTTCTTTTGATTGTTTCCACATCTTAATCTCATCTTCAATTGTTTCTTTATCCACTTCATTTGCCTTTGTCTCAGTGATTTCAACCTTAGACGTTGGAGTTCCCTCAGAGTAAGCAAGTAATGTTTTAAGCGCATCTATCTGATCCTTAGTCTTTTGGTCATCATCCATGGCGATGTATTCTAATTTTTTAAACCAGTTCTTGGCCCTTGCGTTTCTTTCTTGTTGCGCTAAAAGTTTGAAATTTTGTATCTCTTTGTCTAGCTCCTGCTGATATTCTTTATCCTTTCTCCATAGATACAGAGCATTTCGACTAACGCCAACTTCCTTTGCTATTTCAGTCATACTGAGGTTTCCTTCAGCAATTAATCCAATAGCTTTTATCTTTTTTTCGTTCAGCATAATTGCTTTACACCTACTTTATTTTTTACATTTCTCTTGTGACCATAACACAAATAAAAAAGCACCCGTTGCTGCGGATGCCTTTACCTTTTCCTTTTATAACTTTCAATATCTTCTCTTAAAAATAAACGATCCCGACTTGTTGTTTTAATGGGTACTAATGTTTCACGATCGACCAACTGTTTTAAGTTTTGACGACTACAGCCGATGATCTCAATCGCTTCAGATGTAGTTAAAATTTCTTTTGCTATAAAATCTTTTAAGTCATCAATGCTGTCAAAAACAATCTTAGTCATTTCTAAGGTTCCTCCACTTAAGGATAATGTTTATGATAGTAACTACCAACCAGATTAACGCTAATACCATTGTTAGTATATCTAAGGTGCTAAGATGAGCATAATCAAAATTCGAAAACAGCATAATGAACAGAATAAAAAAGAATATTGTTGTGACATCAACCAATTTTTTCATGTGTTTTGAGTATGGAATGAAAAGTGTTATAATAATAAGAGAAGGGGAATAAATCCCCTCTAGCTTATGAGCGACGTTTCTTCTTGGCGGGAGAACGTCGTTTTTTGTTTTTGCTTGCCTTCAAGTCCTTGATGTTCTTGATCATGGTTGTTATTCCTGCTAGGATTGCAACCACCCAAGCCAAGTCCCGAAGGATAAGCTCTAACTTTTCCATACTCATTTCCCCTCCTTTCTTAACTTAATTATAACACTTACGTTTACTATCGTCAATCTATTTATTTTATTTTTATCCTTATTTATCACTTTTTTCTAGCATGGAAGGAGGGTGCTAATATATCCTGCATGTTGTTTTCTGTCCTTGTTTATACATTTATAGTCGTTCGCGAATCGACTTTGATTAAATTGAATGGTTATTTTTTATTTTTCTTCTAGTTCAGCTACTGTATTAATAATCATCTGTTCAAACTCTTCAGACTTAGCAGATCCTAATTTTTCAAAATTGGATCGAAGTCTATTAGCTATGATGTTTATTTTTTCAAGTGATTCTATAGGAAACTTATTAAAGATTGGATAAAGGAGATCAGTGTTCATTAACTCGTAATAAAACTCAAACTGTTTCTTAGTATCATCAGGGATATCCAAGTCACTGAACTCCTTCACGACATTAAAACTTAACCAATCATTCATGCTGATCTTACTCAAGTCAATACCTTGCTCTTCAGCTTCTAATAGAGATTTCACAAAATTCTCAAACATCTTTTGTAACTTGAACATACCGAACTGAGGATAGATGTATACATGATACTCATCATTTATCTGAACCTTTTGTTTCTTATCAACACTTTTTGATAGTGTCTTTACACCTGATACGCTTAATTTTTTCGATTTCATTTAATTCCTCCTTTTAAAAATAAAGAAGACCTTATTAAAGGTCTTCCGTCCAAATATCGTCCCAAATGTCTTTCCAGGCTGGAGAATTATCAGAAGCTGCTGAAAGTGATTCATATGGATGCTCTTCGTCAAAATCCTCTTCAAAGAGCTTTTCAAAATCACTCAGGCTTATGTAATAATTGTCCTCCTCTGAAAGCAGTAAATATGCATCTTCAATACCATCAACCTTTTTAAACTTTCCGCATACATCATGAAAAGTCATTATTCCATCCCCCAAACAATCATTTTAAAACCAGTAATATCAACTGTTCCAGATGCCTTAACTGTCAATAGCAATTTTGGACAAATGAAGGGCAACTGTTTTTGAATTGGATAGTTTGAAACAAATGCAGCATTACTGATTAAAGTTGTGCTGTCACTTGCTGATGTTGATGAATAAAAAGGAATGCTCTTCGGTACTGAATAAGCACTAACTGTAACTTTGCTATTTGCGCTGTCAGTCTGTGTTGTATACAGAGCAACGCCATAAGTTCTAAACACTCCTAAATTCTCAACAAGATCTAATGTGTACGATTTTGTTGCACCAACTGCCACAGTATCATTATCTGTTAACACAGATTCCTCGTATGACTTTTGGATCTGAGTTTTAATAGGAACTGTGTTTCTCACAAGAACTGGAATAGATGATTTGTTTGCAACATTAACATCAAGAGGCTGATCAGTTTTAAGATCAACCTCTAATGGAATAGTTGAATTTTCAATTGATACAGGCGTTATAGGGTTGCCAGTACCATCATCTTTTGCAGAGGTAAGCGTAGTTCCATCTTTATTTAAGAAAGGAATCTTCAACGCCTCCCTTATGCACTTGCGCCGCCAAGATCAACGCTTTGCTTTGGAGACTCAGTAGGTTTCTCACCTTTTGATCCGTCTGCTTTACGTTTAACCCGAATGAAACGCCCAAGAGAATTATCAACTGCAAGCGCTGTGAATTTGATTTCAGGTGTAATTGCGTTGCCGGCTTCAAAGTTTAGCTCTGCTTCACCAGAAGGAGAGATTTTATCGAACTGAATATAAAGATCACTATGGATTGTTTCAGTTTCTGGATCGTACTCTAAAGTGTGATATTCCATCTCATAAGCTTCAGAGAATGTATCAGCCTTAATTTCAACAATTTCACCTTCAGCATCAATTTTATATCGTGCTTTAACTTTCGCACCCTCTTTTGCAAAAGTTGTAGGGAGTTGACCTTCTGTGGATTCAGTTTCCATAAGATAAGACTCTCCTTCGCTATTCTCGAAAGAAACTGCATCAACTGGAGTCTTGCTAAGAGTTACTTTTCCATCTGTCTCAACAGTAAGCGTCTCATCCTCCCATACTTGCACCGTCCCATTTTCAACCTTGACTCCTTGTTGCATGGCCAACCAATCCAAGCTGAAGAAAGCATTTTTGATTGTTCCTGTAATATTCTTGTCGGACTTAATTTGATAAAGGTTTTGGTTTCCCCATCCGCCTTTTAAATAGTCTTCCTGGATACTTTGAGACAGGCTAGTTGTTTGTGCTTCAGCAGTTGCAATAACTTTCCCGTCAGATTTTCTTTTCATAACAACGTTACATACATCATGAATTACTGTCTTTTTACTCATTTATTAAAATTCCACCTTGTTTTTTAATTTGAGAATAATTTCTCTAAGTTTCTTGCTTCTTTCTTAGTTATGTAATTTTTCTCTTCTTCAAATAAATCTATATGTTGACTCCAAGAACCAATGTTTTTGGCAGCTTCCGGACTTACAGTAGAGAGTACAATCGCAGCAGAGCTATTTAAAAAAGCAGCGCCTCTGAAAAAATGAGAGTGAAGTTGGGGAAGCGTTAATTCAAGAACTTCAGCGGATGAATACCCAGTAAATTGAACAACACAACTAACAATATCGGAGAAATCATAATTGTTCTCAGACTGTTTCAACGCTCTACTTTTCTTGTTGAATTTTTCAAGTTCAGAGTTTTTGCTAACCTTTTTTTCTTTTAAACAATGCATATCAAGAATTAACTTGCGGATATCGTAAAAGTTCTTCTCGTCTACAGCTTGGAATGCATCAGGGTTATTAAACACCTTCGCAAACACTCTTTGGTAAGAGGCTCTTAACTGATCCATCACATTAACTATGTCCAACAAAGTTGAAGCGTTAAAATCATTGATCAAGCTATCCAATTGACCAAATTTATTGTTTTCTTGAAATTCAGCTATTATTTCAGATTTTGATTTAACCATTTGAGAGAGATCATTTACGAACTGAGGATAATCTTTAAGTCTAATGAAGTGGCACTCTCCTATATCTGTTGAAATAGGAGTACCTAAAATAAAGAAGTCCTTTGAATATTCCATTATTGTGGAGCTCCAAAGGAAAAGATGAGTTTATAGCCGAGGTATCCATCAGGGGGATTAGCTATCAACATTCTATTGATATTAGCAACCTTACCCACACCAGCAACATTTTTATCGTAAACAATATCAATTAGCCGGTCTATGATCTTGAGACTTCTAGGATCATTGTCTTCAAAATGATCAATATGGGTGTATACGTCAATCATTACATCCTGGGAAGTAATACGCTTATTGTGTGTAGTATAGCCGTTACCAAAGTACATGCAGATCCGACATTGAGGATCATCTTCTTTTAAATCGTTAGATTTAGGAGCTCTAACAATAATTCCTTTGAGGATGTCATCAAAATCATCTCTTTGCTGCACATCTATATTAGCTGGATTACTCAACTCTTTATAATAAGCAAGATTCATTAACTCACTGTCTCTTGAAACGAGCTTGAAAATGCCTATTAAGTCATTTGCTAATTTGCTCATATCATCACCTCCTTCCTAAATGTTTAATTAAAATCTATAAAGAGGCTTACCATTGGCCATCTCTTTTATTTTTTCATTCGCTTTTCTTAATACTTCTGGATCAATATTTTTAACCAACTCTTGAAACTTCTCATTTGGCTCGCCCCATCTTGGTTGTTCTTTTTTATTTTCCATTACCGAGCACCTTCTCTAACATCAAAATCGCTTTACTAGCTCTATACCATCCTTCGCCTTGACAGTAGCATTCCATATCCCATGTATTCTCAAAAAACAAATCGCATTTCTTACAGTAATATCCTGACTTGAGGATTTTCGTATCAGTAACCTTATTTTCTTTCATTTTATTATTCCTCCAATTGTTTTTTCTCATTTAAACACGATTACGGGGGCACTGAGGATGCCCCGCACATAGTCATGTCAAAAGGAGAAACCCCGAACCAAAATGGCTCGGAATAAGAATAAAAATAAAATCAAAGGAGTAAAACTAATGAAACCCCGAAACCATTTATTTAACGTCGCTGGAGTCGGCTTGTACATCTCTTCAACATTGTTTCCGCAATGCTGTTTAATGTAGTAACGACAAAGAATTAGATCACTTTGATTACTCTACGCTTTCCGTTTTCATACTCAGGCTTAGAGTAGACAAAGTCTTTCATTCTTTGAATAAGCTCAGGTGACATATCTGAATCATAATTCAAAAAGGAGCTGATTTTTGACTGAGCACAACCGCATTCTTTCGCAATTTCCGTTTGAGTTAACCTTCTTTTGCGAATATCTAGCCATAGCTTATGTCTATCAATTTCCACTTATAGTCCTCCTTCCATCAATAAATTTTTATTTGAAATAATTATCTAAAATAAGGGGGGCTGATCATAGTGATCAGCATTCTTTGATTATTTAGGAGGAATAACCAAAAGACTATAGATGTCCAAAGTTGAATTAAACAATGTTTGGGTCGAAATTGCATAGTATGGATTTTTGTGATAAATTATAATAACGGAACCGTATAAATAATTATCCATAAATCAATACTTCTTTTTTCTTCCCTAGAAGAAGATTATAGATATCACTATACAACTGGAAAAACCCTTGTATATCAAGGGCTTATCCATCTTCATTTATTTTCTTGTAATTTAAGCGTGACATTTTTTATTTTTACGTTCTTTTCGTTTTCTCAGCTTATTTAACTCTCTTTCCCTATCCTTTTGACACTTATCACACCTAGTTCCCTTTTCGATTTCCCGCTCACAATCAACACATTTAATAGCTCTGCGAATGTTCTTTTTCAAATTCCTTACAATGTTATACCCAAAACAATTGTATAGTGTATCCTTATGCTTAGAGCATTTAGTATTGAATAGATACTCCACCAATATATCTGTTATGTAACTGCTGTCTCTAATACTCAGCAAGGTTTCTCTGATCTCTTTTGTTACATGCCATTCTGCTTCTTGACGAGAAACATTTTGTTTTTTCTGTTGTTTGGCCTTCCAGTGCTTATTACGATCAAGCATTGTATAGACTGTCACAATCATTGTATCTTCAACCTTTTTTTTGCTATAATCTTTGAGTAATTCATCTTTTATTTGCAGGAGAATTCCCTTTGTACCTAATTCCTGTTGCTGCTTCGAATACAACTTGTAGAGTTCATTAAATCGTGTCAATACCTCTTGATCAAGCCCAAGAGTAGCATTCTCATTCTTCAGTTTTGTGTAATCAAATTCTCCCGCCAGCCTCTTAAAGTTCACCCTGTTATTCGGTATTTTTTCACCCAACCGATTAACTACAGAATCATTTCTTGATCTGACGTTCTTTCTTTTCTTGTCTTTTGCGTAAATAAAGAAGTGAGGAACTTTCCTGTTATAAGTCCCTTTCAGGAAACCATTAATTCTTTGACTAACATGTTCAGGACGGGTTGGTTTGTATAAGGTCTTGGCATAATCAATCTCAAAGTTATTTTCCATTGTAAGCCATTTGATCACGTCTAAATCAACCTTATCACTATTCCACACCTTGGTTATGTTATTGCTATATTCACCAATATTTACCTCGAAAGCCAGTTCCAAGCTTTTATAGATGTTCTCGTTATTGATTTCTTGGTTTTCTGCTGTCTTCATTTCATAATAAAGAGGAACGATATCATCATTTTTCATATTTCTTTCTGCTATCTCAACAAAAGTGCTGTCGCTAACTAAAAGTGCTTTATCTCCGTCCACATCAAACTGCAGAAGTCTTGACAAGGCATCTTTAGTGGACGTATACACGCCTTTCGTAATGAACCAGTCTTTAAGATCATCATTTAACTTGTTGATCCTAATGCCATGCTCCCTAGATAGATGAGGAGGCCTCAACACATCTAATTTTTGCTGATTATTAAAAAGCTTACAACTAACCTCTCCGTCATTTAGCAAAACCTTTGGATCAGAATCACCGCAAAACCAATAACCGCAAGCAGCATACAAATCTGGAATAATAAAAGTATAATGAGAGCCTTCTAGCAGAATTTTTCCTGCTTTTGCTTCCTTCACCAAACGCTTTTTATTCTTCTTAATAATCTCCTTTGAATGGTTATCATTAAGCAACTCAGGATAAATCAAATGAGCTTTCTGAAAGTTATTTTTATGGGCATTGCTTTCAACGGCTCCAATAACCTCAAGCATTGATTCTTTATCTTTGTAAAGCGTTTGGATCCTCTTCACTGTGTTTTCTGAAAGCTTATCTAATTCTTCATCTGTCGTGTCGGTTAGTGTCTGGATCATTTGATAATTAAGTTCACTGTTTTTAAATTCATCCTCTTCTTCATTCAGCTTGGCTGCCTGACACTCATACTTCTTAAATTTGGATTTGTAATCATCCCATGAATCATAATGTTTCCAGAGCTTAAACTGACTCTTCGTTAGGATAATTTTAATACCGTCTTTAACAATATCCCATTCCTTGCCGTATATATCTTTAATTTTGGTCTTCCGGCATAATTTAGAATACTCATCAAATGGAAATGGGACTAACATTCCTTTCATAAAAGGGGCTCTAAACATGAATGCACTCTCCGAAAGCTCAGGGAGAATCATTCCACAGCCATCCGTATGATTTATTGGAATAGACTTGTACTCTCTTTTAATTTCGTATGTTTCATCGTTTATGTAATCAACCTCAGTGGACACATCCGTCTCAAAATCATTTACAACTATACACTCATCAATATTAAACCCTTCCCATAATGTACTGGCGCTATTTGATAAGGCAAGGTAAGCGATCCATTTGTTAATGCTCATGCCGCCCTTAGAATTAATTACCTCTTCACTAAGCCCACACATCAGAGTGTTTTTCTTCTTCAGATACGTCTTTTCTTTGATGAATACACCCTTCTTTTGTCTAATTTGTCCTGCTGATGAAGCATAGTAAACGTATTTTTCATTATTAAAATAATAACCATTCTGAACCAAGCTTCTAAAAACGTTATGGTAAAAGGATTCAACTATCATAATCTCCTCAGTGATCTGATCGTAGTCCAATCCAAGTGTTCTAATTAGCACTGAATCAAATAAAGAAATAACCCTTTGTGATCTAACTTCTCCATCTTTTGTTTTAAGCGAATCACCTCTAAGGGTTCTTGTCCCTTTGAAACTTTGTTGCTCTTCAATTAATTCATCTTTCTTTTCGTTAATCCAACAGTTAGTAATTTTTTTAAGACGGTTGATTTTCGCTTTGTTGTATTTGCAGGCCATTAGCTCATCAATATCATTCGAAAGCCTGGACTCACTTTCACCTTTTTTCTTGATATATGTAATTAGCGATTGTTCCAATTCCTTAAAGCTTCTTTCTTCCTCAAAGAGCTTACCAGTTAGATTTAAATGAATATCGGATACATTTGAATCATTCATTTTTGCCACTTTTTTAGCCAACTTCTGCAAAAACTTTTTATAAAGGCGAAGTTGAAGCAAATCTTGATTTAATTTTTCTTCTTTATCATTATAAAAAGCAGATGAATCTAAAGAGTACACGAACACTGATTTAGTTAAATTTTCATTTTTCAATAAGTAATCCTCCAATTGTTTATTCCGAAGAATGATTAACTTGTTAATCATGATGAGAAGATGGACAAAGTTTACTTTGTACATCTAGGCTCTTCTTAATTTCAAATGATCAAAGAACACTTGGGGGATGCTTTAGGTTAATAATCCCTCGCTACGCTCCAAATTATTAACCTTACAGCCAACCATCCCCCAAACCCCCTTCAGACTGGTGTTTCACACTCTTTTTTCTATGTAATACTTAAACTCAAAAATTTGACGGTTTAATGTTCCTATTGTGTTTCTTGTTTATACTATAGGAAGTTTAAACCGTTACTTTTTATAGACCACTTGGCAAAGACTGCGCTATATCATAGGATAGATCATCTTGGGCTTCCATCTGTTCAATTTCATCGCTTATACTCTCAGCGTCCTCATTTATAAGGAGGTCAATTAGCTTTTTGAAGTCACGAATGTAATTTTCACTGATTCTATAATTGTTTTCTCTAAATATTGAATACGACTTTTTGTGTCTACCTTCCGCATTTTTCAATAACTTTGAACAAGCTGTATGATTCAGTTTCTCCTTATAGTCAACCCGCTCAATTTCTTTCAACAGAAAACCAATGAGCTCCTCACACTCATTTTCAATGTATTTATCATTTGCGGTGATGTCATAAGCAGCAAAGTAATATTTGAGATTGCTACATTCTTTTAATAGAGTCTCCGATCTCCGTTTAAATTCATTCCAGTGCCTTGATACACGCACATGACTTAATTCTTTATAACCAAGCTCATCAAGCACTTTTTTCTCGCATGCCATAATCATTTTCTTCTCGGCCGAGGACGCTTTACGTGGTCTGAATTTCCCCTTTTCACAAACCTTAGTAATAACGTCATACATGATTAGCCTTTTCTCAACTAACTTGTTTAGGGCTTGTACAACCGCTTTCTTGAAGCTATTATTGCTACTATCGTAAAAATCTTTCACAATTTCTGTATCCGTGTTTGCATATCTAGCTAGAGACTTTCTTTTTTCAAAGCAATACTTATAATTTTGATTAACCAAGCTCACTGATTTTATTAATCGTCCTTTACTTATAGACATGTTTCCATTCTTGCTTTGGGCAAGCATATCCAATATAAGGAGCTGTAACAGTTCACTATAAACAGTGTTATTCCCCTGCCGTTTCATTTTTTGAAGAGGCTGCTCAAAGACTTCCTCTATAATTATGGAATGACCAACTTTGCTATATGTACAGTACCGTTCTAGTTCTTTAAACTGCGCTTTTCGACTATCCCCTGAACGTTTTACTTCTAGCCCAAGTTCTCTGCAAAGCACTTTATAATTCTTGAACGTTTTTCCTGATGTTAAAACCTCAATTTTTATAAGCATTCTCTCCTTTTAAATTAAATTCAAGTATTCTGACGGCTTACTGTTTTCAATAGCTGTAACAATCGGCGCTCTGTTTTCATTTGTTTCAAGTTTGCACCACAGTTGCTCCCCACTCTCCACATTCCTACCGTTAAACTTCGATATATCAGCGTAAGCTTCCGGACAATATGAAGAAGATAGCTTGATTAAACCGGTATCAAATCGTTCTGTAACAGTCATTTGATGAAAACCGTTAGATGAGAATTTATCCAGGTTCTCAAGCATTATTCTTATGTCATTTTTTAAATTTTCCGTTGATTTTCTGTATGTAACTTTCTTGCAAACACCATCACGCAATATGTAAGGCAGCCCAATAACCACTGAATCATATGGTTGAGGACTAATAACCTCTGCTATGTGACCATTCGTGCTAAGTATTGCATTATGTTTTTGGTTATAATAAAGCGACTTATCTTCTCTGATCCGTTTAAATCCGTTTGCTGATGCTGCTAAGTCGATACGCACACTTCTTCTTGCTGTCATCTATTACTCTCCTTTTTGAATATTAGAGTAATCTCATTGCCAATTAGATTTTGAAAAACACTAATAAATTTTCTTATCCCTTCACCCTCATATCCCTTTCTCACTGGAATATAAAATACATGCTCATCAATTTCTCTACTCTCCAAGTATGGCGACTCTTCTAGGATATTGTTCCATAGTTCATTCTTAATAGCCTTAACTCTTTACCAGTAGTCATTTGTAATTGTTTCTTCTACATATTCCATGACTATACAGTCATCAATTATGTAATCCACAGTATAGCCAGAAACTTTTTTCATATGTTCGTAGTATTGTCCATCAAGCATTCCACTGATAACAATGTCTAATACAGTTCTGTTTTCACCTTTAATCAATTGTTTTAAGTCTTCAATTTCTCGTTTCAATACAACCTTTTTTCGTTCGAGTTCGAGTGCATTTCTTGGCTCTAATTCATATACCTCATCAATTTGTTTTTGCAAAACCTTGAGGGAACATTGTTTTTCTTCAAGGTGTTTCTTATGCGAATTCATCAGAGCGCTCATCTCTCCCCTTTATTGTCAGGATGATTAGAGATCAACCGTTTTACTTCGGTGATTTGTTCCTTTAATTCCTCACGTCTCAGAACTAGAATGTCATGGTCTACTAGTTTTTCTTCAACAGCTTTTAAATTTATTTCAGCCTCTTTAAGCTCATCCTGTAGATCAAAAATATCTTCCGTCACATTAAACCACCTCAATAATATTATTTTTATTCGTAATTTTTCTCATTTCTTTGCACCAGGATTCCACATGCCCGATTACAGAATCAAGATTGTTCATTATAATTTGATTGTCACTCATATTCCTAATGGCCTTTGCATACTTTACAGGCGCTAAACTACCTTTTAGTAGTTTTTCAATCTCCCAAACCATTTCAGAAAGCTCTGAAGTGGCCTCAACTTGTCTCCCTAGATCATCCTGTTCTCTTGTTACGGCCTTTAATTTGTTTGTTAGCTCCTCGTATTCTTTTACTTTCACATCACTGCTTTCAAGTTGTTGCTCTAAGATCATTTTTTGTTTTGATAAGTTTTCATATTTTTTATTTTTGTACTCTAATTCTTTTTTTAATGTGTCTATTTGTTTGTAGTCAGTGTTATCAATGACTTTTTCAACAACTGTCCTGTTCTTCTTTTCTTGGCTTAATTCATAACTAAGATTCTTATTATCCTCTTCAGCTTTCCTCAACTTAGCTTCAAGCTCTTTGTATTCCTTTAATGTCTTGACTTCACCTTTTAGGACTGCTTCCTTAGCTTGTTTCTTTGACTCTGTTGATTCTGATGAAGGTTTAGCTATTTCATATGTTAGAGAAACAGGTAGGTCTTCTATTAATTCTTGATTGTGACAATTTGTCACAATCAATTCATATCGTTGTATTAACCTATTAACTGCCTTTCTATTAATTCCTATAGACATACACCATTCCTCAAAACACCCGTACCCATTCATAGCGAGCATTTCTTGCGCTTCCTTCAGCTCTCTTCCTAGCTCGGTATAAGCCTTGCCTACAATCTCACGCATGTTGAATTCTTTCTGTTTCAGAAATTCAGCTGTTGATTGATCGACTAAATCATATTTGAACTCTGTTGATAATTCGTTTGTCATAACATTTCTCCTTTTATTCACTTATTTTATTTTTATCCTAAAAATATGTAATGAGAAGGAGTGAACGAATCGCTCACCCCTTCAAATGGATATGTAATGCTTACGCACCACGTCCAAAACCTGCTACATGGAATGTTCCTTCCCCTGATGCGCTATGAATAGTTGTTTGTTGACCTGCAACGAAACCAACAGCCAATGAAGCTACGATAGTAAGACCGATAAATACTTTTTTCATATAGTTTTCACCTCCTTTCAAGTGATATCGCGCGATTTAAAGGGCAAGTAAATCCAAAATCTGCTCGTCCTCACCCATTTCCCTTAATTTATCCAAAGGTAAGCGTACGCTGTATAGATCGCCGGACAGCTTAAAGTGTTTTATAGACTCATAAAAGAATCTCTTATCTTCATAAGCTAGTCCTTTTAGATAAAAATGAATGCCAAAGTCATTATGAATATTCGGTTGCTGCTCTAAGTTCTCCAATATTTCTTTAGCCTGTTGCAAGTTGTTTTTTTTGATGTGATAATGTGCAATTTCTTGGATATCTGTAACTTCATTTGAATCAGGGTTTAGCCAAAAGTTCTCTTGATTCCAATGGTTTTCCAAGAAACAAAGGCTTCTAGTTAGCTGTAATTTTGCCAAGGGGTTATTCTCAGTATGTTTTAAACCGGCCAGGTAATATTCTTTTGCTTTTTCATAATCATCAAGCAAATAAGTGTTACCCAAAGTTAGATAGCTATAAGCGACAAGCCTATCAATATTCGTTACATTAATGCCGTATGAGCAATAAAAACGAGCTTGAGTCATTTTATTCTGACTGAATGCTGAAGCGCCCAACAAAGCCATCAGACGGTTATAAAAGGAGCTTTTAATCTGTTCATTGTTTTCAATAAAATCAAGATCAACAACTGTCGACATTTCTGCAAGATTTGAGTATTCAGCCATTCTAAGGTAGTAATACAACGGAATTATGTAAGTGAATACACGCATTTCTTGAGACTTGGGATCAAGCTTCCCAATTGCTTTAAGCGCCTGATGTGCGTTTATTTCGCCTCTGTCTTGCTTACGTTTGATCTGATACATTGCTGCCCATTCACGTTCAATCGAACAGCTACTGTTGATTAATTGATCAATTAATGCGTCAGTTTGTTCATACTGTTCATTAATATCTGACATTTCAAGACGTACCTTTGCATCTACTTCTGGTTTCTTAGCTTCTCTCTCTTTTGCTATCATCCGAATAACCCCCTGTAGTGTGTCACTAATTCAGAGCAACAGACAGTGGCGATGTCACCACTAACCCGAATCTGAATATAGGATCTCTTTTAGTTCACACAGAACATATGATCTCATTATAGTTCATCCTCCAGTTTTATGGAACAAGTTATGTATTGCGATTATGTATTGCGGTGTTGCTGTTATGTCCTATTGAGCGATTTGTTGCTCACCGTACCACCATTTTTTGAAACCTTCTGTTGGTACTTTGATTCTGTTTTTCCCTACCCGCACTGCGTGAAATTTCCCACTCTTACAAAGGGCATATGCTGTATCTCTTCCAGCCCCAGTAATTTTGCGAATATCTTGAACATCAAGCGCAACCTTTTTGAAGATTTCTTCCAGTTGCTCTTGGTTTAGTTCCTCTTGGTTCATCCGTCCACCTCTCTTCTGTTTCCTGTTTAACCCTTTCCTTTTCGGGTTAATCCAATCATAAACCACACTCATTAATATTTCAATACTTTTCATGAAAGTTTTTTTATTTTTATTAAAGTTTTATCGTAATCCATAAGAAAATAATAAATATATTCTTTTTATTCACCATATGTTATGATTATTTTTGAGGTGACATTATAATCATGGATAATAATATTAAGATTGATGAAGAAAACAAGTTAGGATCAGTGGTCAAATACTATAGGAAGAAAAAGAAGATCAATTCTCAAGAGCTATCAAAATCGTTAGGTAAGTCCGGAGCGTACATTAGTCAAATTGAAAATGGACACAACAAGAATCCGGATTACAACACATTATTAGAACTATTTAGAAAGCTCGGAATCGCAGAAGAGAATTTAGAAATGTACTTAGAAGCTCTTGGTTTTAAGTCTCCTGAAAAAATAGCAGCTGAAAAGGCAGCAGAAGAAGCCTGGATCGAACGGGAAATTGAGTTAATGAATGATCCTGAGTACCAAAAACACTTACTTGAACAAGCTGAAGCTATACGAATCCAAGAGCAACATGCAAGCTATGATGAAATGATAAATAAAAAAATAAATGAGATTAAAAACGACCTTGATTGGTACTATACGATAAATCCTAGTGAATTCGGCACAGTCATCGAAAATCTTCATAAGCTGATGTTATCAATGGGAGATTCCCCTGATAACTTCCGATTTCTAGTTTCTTTATTCCGTAAAGATATAACAAAGTTCAATAAAGACGCTAAGGAACATGTTATCAGTGCATTAAAAGAAGGTTACGAAAAAAGCAATACCGGGTGGGGAGAGCGCCCTAGCTGGTAAAAATAAAAAGGAGAACGATTAATGGCATCAGTAAAAAAAGATAAGAGAAACGGCAATTGGTACTATGTGTTTGATATAGGGAAAGACGAGAACGGCAGACGGAAGCAGCGTAAACGAAGTGGGTTCAAGTTAAAGAAAGATGCAGAAGAAGCATTAAGAGAAGATCTCCAGTTATATCACTCTGGGGATCTTCTTAAAGATAATGATTCAACCTTCAAGGAATTGGTTGAGTATTGGCTTAACATCAAAACTCCAGATGTAAGCAACCAAACTCTAAAGGTTTATCATTATAATTTGAAAAATCATATACTCCCCGCCTTTGGAAGCATGAAACTAAGCGATATAACAACTCAAAAGGTACAAGCATTTATAACAAGGTTAGTTAATGCCGGCTTATCAGCTGCCACAATAAAGAAGATATATCACGTACTCAACAATGTAATGAAAACAGCTGTCCAAGATGAGTTTATTAAAAAGAACCCAGTTGAAAAAGTTAGGAAGCCATCAGTTAAGCGTAAAGAAGTTGAAGTTTGGTCAGCGGAACAGATGTCTTTATTCCTGGATCACACTAAAAACAGTCGTTACTATATCGCATTTTGGTTAGCGATTTCTTTCGGGCTTAGACAAGGTGAAATTTTAGGTTTACGTTTTAAGGATATAGACTTCAATAATGGTGTTTTGAGAATTGTTCAAACATTAGAACACTCTGGCGGCCAAACAAAATACGGTGGAAAATCATCGACAAGCACACGCACCATCGACTTATCAGAACATGATATCCATATACTGAAGAAACAACGAAGCCGTGTACTGAAAGAGAAGAACTTATGCGGAGGGCTCTATACAGACCGAGATTTAGTTGTATGTACAGATACAGGGAATGCAATCAATCCAAGAAACCTTTTAAGACAGTTCAAAGCTTATTTAAAGCAGCTTGATTTACCTGATATCCCATTCCATAACCTTAGACACTCTCATGCATCCTTACTGTTAACAAAGTTTCATCCTAAAGTTGTTCAAGAAAGGTTAGGACATAAAGATATCCAGGTTACACTTAACACCTATTCACATTTAATGCCAAACATGCAGAAGGATGCTTCCACATTTATCAGTGGCATCTTACAAGGCAAACAAAAAGAGGAATCACATTAAATTGTGACTCCTCTTTTTTGTGACTCCAGTGTGACACGAGTAAGTGTCCAACACGCTGAAACCCTTGATGATTCCGACTGGGCTCGAACCAGCGACCTCTACCCTGTCAAGGTATCCGCAAGTGATCCGATAAGTCAGTCGGTAAGTCAAACGTTGGTATATCAGCGTTAAGTCATCGTTAAGTCAAACGGTTTTTATTTCGATATTCCGAATTATAGCGTATAGCACCGCCACCGCGCAAGTCCTCGAACCGAAACCCGCGATTTTATTCAAACGCCTGCCTGAAACGGTCCATAAGTGATCCTCCACGATTTAAGCGCGCCTTAACCGTCCAAGCCGCCTTCCTGAACCCTGCGTATAGGTAATCGTCAAAACGTCTAATTTCGTGCGATTTCGCTTTCATAATCGTTGCATGCCACGCTTCAACGAAAGGCGCCGCATGTTCTTCGAGCCTGATCGTTCTGTCTACGCTTGCTTTAGCGCGAAGTAAAATCCCGTAGTATTTATAAATATCCTCTGCGCCAAAGTAGCGAGACATCGCGGTAAATATTTCGTCAGGCAATGCGCCTTTTAACGCTTCAGCCGGCACAGTCGCCGTATCTAATACGTTATTTTGGTTTTTAGAACGCTTAATAGAATCCGATGGTTCGTTTTCCGTTTTCGGGGCCTCGGTCGTTGTCTCCGTTGGCTTTTCGGCTTGTACGCGATTGGACATTGTCGACTGGTCATCTACCGGCAGGATCACGATTATATTCGCGCCCTTCCCTCCGTTTATCTTCCTTGTTGTTGCGATTTTCTTAACGATGCCAAGCGTCGCCAATTTATTTAGGGCCCGGCGTGCAGTCTTGACGGACTTGCCAATGAGTTCCGCCAGCGTTTCCGCCTTCAGGTGCGCCGCCCCGCTGAACTTAACCGCGTACCGGGCGATCTTCTTCAGCGCTTGGCGGTCGGTGTCGTTCAGGTCGTATGTATTGCGCTTAATGTGTTCGTAGACTGCCGAGTTTAGGTCAGCCGTCGAATCAAACGTTTGATGCTCCGCTAAGTAATGCATACCTCCACCTCCTTATCGCTTTATCGATAATAAAATAATATTATCGATAAAGCGATAAGTCAACTCTTTTATCTTTTTATCGATAAATTAATATTTTTGATTTCGATTTAGGAAAATTTAAGGTATAATAAATCTACCTTATCCGATAACGATCAGAATCAAGGAGGAAGAGTTATGCGGCTTTATATAAAGCTTGAAGAAATATTGGACAGCCGTAATATACCGAAAATGAAGTTCGCAGATAAAATAGGGATTAGAAGGAACGTTATCTCTGAGCTTTGCTCGAATCAGCGGACATCTTTTAACCGAGAGCATGTTGCCAAAATTGCGAAAGAGCTTAACATAACAGATATGAATGAGTTGTTTGAAATTCGTGAGTGAGCGAGAGGAGGTGAATATAATGTCGACGGACAATGGTAATGGAGTCGTCAAAAAGTACAGACGTGAAATTAATAATATAGAAAACAGGTTGAAAGATCTTGAAAAATCGCGTATTTATGAACTTAGTGGTTCAAAGATGGACGGATATTTAGCAACTAATATTAGTAAGCTGCGAGATGATTTTTACGAATTATTATATAAAATTGAAACCAACGAAGAGTCCATTGAAGAGAAATTGCGAAGCGCTTTTAAAAAAGACGAACAACAATAGCTCCTCGTTATGGCTGATATTTCCGATTGATATCCGAACACATATTCGCATATAATAAAGCCGGAGGTGTTCGGCATGACTAGCGATAACAAACTGTGGGCTTCGAGTTTTATCTTGCCGGAATTACGCGAAGGGTTTCAGCGATTGGCTGAGGCCAAGCTTAAAGTAGAGAAGCCGCAACTGGACGCGCAGCAGATCGAGGATATGGAAGTGACGGTCGCGCAATCGATGGAAGTAGGCGCAGATTTGTCGTTCGAGCTTTATGACGACGGATACATACGCGAAGTAATCGGTGCAGTTCATTACGTGGATCACATACGGAAGGAATTTCGTGTGAAGGACGCCAAGGGCGATACTAATTTCGTGAGGTTTGCGGATATCATAAACGTAAAAAACGCCCCATCCGGTTAAGGACGGGGCTTATCGTTATTGTTTTAGTGTGTAATTTCGCGTGAAGGTAGCTGAGTTTACGGCGTCATCTCCAAGCGTTTTGTAGATATTCCAAGATAGGTTTATGCTTGTCACTTCGTTCGGAGTTGTATTGGACATAGGCCAAGCGTAGAAGAAATCGAGACGATCGCCCTTCTTCTTTAATTTATTCGTGCCGTCATCAACTACTTTTATCACTTCTTCCGGACCTAATTCCTCTCCGGTGTTAAGCTTGATTGTTTCCGCTGCCGGATACGCTTCAAAGGAAGAATGCCCGATGTTTTCTATCGATCCTTTTATCGCAATGTGGGCGCTTGATGGCGATATCAAAATCCGATCGATTTTAATATCTAGCCCATCGTAATTTGCCTTATCATTCATTTCTGCTGAATAAGCCCAAATAGCACTATCTTCACCTAGATTTTCATTTGTGCTCACTTCCTCAGCTTTTGCCGTACTGTCTTTGTTATGAGGCTGCGAATCAGATGAACACCCACCGATTAAAAACGCAGCTATTAACGCAGAAAAAAGTAGCCCAACCCTCTTCAATACGATCACGACCTTTTTCTTCTAATGATAACTTATTTTTCAGTTATGTAAACGGACACCTACATATTCATACGCAAGCGCCCGCAAAAAGTTCCGTTATTTTATTTCGTAGTTCCCTCGCGTTTTGTTCCGATTTCGAAAAGACCTGTCGCTGCCAGACCCGCAAAGCCGCCGGCCCACAAACGCAGCACCAAGTCGAGGTCAGTAAACGGATAGGCAATCGCGCCCAACCCGATACCGATGACGAAACTGAGAGCCGGCACAATATTCGTCGGCAGCTTAATCGTCTTCTTAACGAGTTGAACGAGCGCCGTTAAGATGGGCGCGAGGATAGTCGCGAAAATTAATACTTCTTCCATAATATCGTCTCCCTTTTCGTTTACTTTACTGTTGCGCCTGTGGACTTCGCAGCATAAACGTTTACCTTGCCGAACTGATCCGTCTTAATCGTGTACACGTCGGTCTGCGGATTTCCGAGAACCTCGTACTTCAGGCCGCCGAACTTCTTCGGACGGAGGAATCCACATTCATTCCCTTTAACCGGCGCTTTGTTAGTCGAATAGATGCGCCATGAGTCGGCAGAAGCCGGAAGGTAAACGTATTTCTTACCGCTGGATGACGGCTTAGAAGAGCTGGATGCCCCCGTGAGCTTCAGCACTTGGCCCACTTTAATTTTATTCGGGTCTTTGATGTTATTCCATTTCTGGAGGTTTGCCATACTTACGCCTGTCCCCTGTGCAATTTCGGATAAAGTATCACCTTTCTTAACGGTGTAGGTCGCCCCGGGCTTTGTTTCTGGCGAAGACGACGATGCCCCGCTGATGCCAGCTTTAAAAGAGTCCCATCGATCGAGCAGCTTGCGCGGGCATTGTTTCCCTGACCAATGTTTATGAGGTACCACGTTTGCAAGTGAAATCCCCTGCTCCTTCATGAGCTTTTTGATCAACCATTGAGCATTCGCCACGGCTTTCTCAAAATCTCCATCGCTATTCTCGCAGATTTCAATGCCGATAGATTTCCTGTTCCCGGTTCCGCGGTTTCCGTCTCCCGCGTGCCATCCGTTTTCATTCAATGGCAGATGCTGATATATCTCTTTCTCGTCTACTGTAAAGTGCCAGCTGGTGGGTGTTTCTGGATTTTTCTCATAACGGGCGTGCATGGCTGCGCTTGCCCCTTTTGCCGTGTTCGCCGTGTTGTGAACGGTGATGTATGCCGGGTCCATTGCATATCCCGGTCTGTTATTGTGCCCCACTGGAATAAAGTCTTTAGTGATTTTCACCATGTTTCATCGTCTCCTATTCTGTTTTGAAATATAAAAAAGCCGCCGGATTAACCTGCGGCCTGATCGTCTTTTTCTGTTTTTTGATCGTTGTCGCTTTCAATTACGTGAAGCCGGTCAGTGATGACGGCCGGAATTTTAACGCCGATCTGCGCTAAATTCTCTGTGATGGAAAGGCCTTCATTTGCAATATAAAAAAGAACGGTCGCAAAGGTCAGGACGCCGTTCAGATCCATAATCGTATCAATAGCATTCGCCACAATAACCACAAGGAAACTGAGCATCTTACGCACATAGCCGAACCATGCGCTACGGCTCCGAAGCTCCTTGAATTTCCATGCCTTTATCACACCGGTAATGATGTCAATGATGTTCAGCACCAGCATTAAATCAAGATATTTCACCTCCCCAAAAAGATATGCTCTTGCGATCTGTAAGCTCTCAAAATTCATCCACACGTATATTCCCTCCAATTGTTATCACCTCCTTCGAGGCAAAATAAAAAACACCTCTCCGGGTGTTGATCAGTTTGCGGCGCCGCCTAAATCCACACTGACAGGCTGTTTTGTCATCGGATAGGTTAAGCCGGTTATTTGTTTGTATTCATCTTCTGTAATTCTTCCCCACTCAACAAAACGGGCCACGTCTGCATTACTGTAATACTGCGGCCCCCATCCGTAGATGGTTTTTACGCTTGTAAACCAATCCATCATACCCCTTTCCCCCCCTCCGCCAGCATTAGATAAAGATTGGCAATCATTTGCGCTTGTGACTCGGCAAGGCTTTGCGCTTCCGCAAGTTGTTCTGTAATGGCCGCGTTCTGAGCTTTCAATTCATCAACGGTAAAAGGCACCCGCCCGCTTTCAATTTGCTTTTCCAGGGCTTTTTTTTCTTCCTGGGTGGCCGCCTCCGTCCATGTCTTCTCAGCGGGATGATACATCGCCTTTATGAAAGACGGAGGCTGGACGGTTGTACAATTCTCAGGGATTGTGTAGTTCCCTTCTTCATCAGGCTCAACCGGAACGGGTTTAGTCAAAATGAAATTTTCATCGTATTCATAAACCTGAATCATGCTGTCCCTCCTTCCTGAAAGCCGACGACCACATCCAGATAGTAGCCTCCGCCCATCTTACTTGAGTCCGCCGGGTCCGGGTATTTTATTTTTAAATCCCCATTATCATAAATGATCAAATCGGCTGTGCCGCCTGTACCACTTAACGGCACTGTTATAACGGAACCGCCAGCAGGTGCGTATTCCGCGGGGATGGAGCCGAATATAATTTCGGCGTCTGTTTTCACATGCCCCCGTAAGATTAAAAACGCCCCCCACTTTGCGTACATCGGTGTCCGCGTCCCTGCGGCGGCTCCATTCTTCAGCATGATGTTGGCATAGGTGGCAGCTCCGTTCCATGTCTTCCGTTCAGCTTTAGAAATATGTCGTTCTTGGTTGTAATTATGGGCCGTGAACTGACGTAATAATTCTTCCAGTTCATCTTTAAAACCCGCTGTGAACAGCTTTGATAATTCTTCTAATGTATCTTTGAAAGGTTTGGTAACATGAATGTCCGTATTATTGGCGTGAGTATTTACCTTCTCTTGCGCCCCGCTTTCTGTTTCTTTACTGTCCCAAGCCTTCCGATCTGCTGAAGAAACATGCTTTTCTTGATCGTTCGCATGGGCGTCTACTTTCTTTTGCGCGCCGGAGGGAGTTTCCTTGGCATTCCACGCCTTTCTTTCGGCAGCTGTAATGTGCTTTTCTTCGTCATTCGCATGTTCATCCGTATAAGCTCTGGCCTTTTCCTCTGCATCATCCGCCTTCTGCTGCGCGCCCTCTTTCGTTTCAATAGCTTCCAGATCGGCAAATTTCTTCTGTAATTCCTCGACAGTCTGACTGATTTCTTCGACAATGTGGTTTATCCCATCTCTCAGCGTTTCAAAATCATCAATGTAATAGTCAGCTGTCGGAACGATGTTCTGATCCTCTAACGTTTTGGCGATAGAGAAAGTAAAAAATGAAGTCGCCAGCGCTTGGCCGTTCGTGTAATATAGTTTGATTTCCGCCTTAACCGTTCCGTAATGCTTGAGTTCTGCATTGGACAACACATATTCCGCTGTGCCGTTTACCTTGTCAGTGATGGTGAGGCTCTTTTTATAAAACGATCCATCATCATACAGTAGGACAATTTTTGCATCTACGGCTGACAGAGGCAACGGTACACCATCCTTTGTAAAAGAAAAAAACAGCTTTGCGCTGCCCGTGTCTTGCGTCATAAATTGTATATTTGTACTCCGGCCATTGATTGGATTTGTATTAATGTTGATCGGCACGCTGCCCGTTTTATACATCGTCTCTTATCCCTCCTTAGTGCTGCGGTGTAACCATCATTTGCGCCACACCGTATCCTTTTTCCGCATCGTACGGGGATTCAAATCTCATCACAGTTCCGTATCCGCCGCTTTCCGCCTTTGTCGCGATGCCGTCAACTGCTGAAACACTGTCACCGACGTTAACGGTATCATCAACGCGCACAAACACTTGACCAATCAATCCAATAATATGCCACTCGTCTCGTTCCTCTCGTGGCTTGTACTCAGCTTCCGGATCATAGTTCGGGTTCTCAGCTGGAATCGTAATGATGTCCTCACCGTCAAATACTTCCCGGTAGATAATGCCGCCAAATTCATCACGAAGAAAACGATCATTCCAATAGAAGGCAGCTCCGCCAAGCACAACGCCGGCAGTCTTAGAAACGACCCCGAGTATCTTGTCGCCTTCTTGCGCTTTTCGGATTTTGTCCCCCTCTAACGCTACAAGATAAGATGCCTCTATCTTTGCTCCGTCAGCTGATTCAAAATACTCCGCCAAGTCTTTTAAATTCGATACACTTTCTATTGCGCCAGTAGCCTTGACTGTTCCATTCTTTGCGTTTAATTCAATTTTTTTGTTGGCTTCCGAGGCTTTGCCGTTTCCATGGCCTAAAGCCAATGTGTAAGATTTACTATTCTTGGTAGCCTTCGAGAACATGACACCCGAGGACGGCCCGTCTCCTGTTGTATGAGAATCGTATGAAAACATGACGCCGTTGCGCGATCCTTCCGAGGAAGAGCCGCCGGCGTTTCCTGCAAGCAGGTTGCGCTCACCTTTCGCGTACGTCGGCCCCGTACACGCAATAATCGCACTGTATTTCGTAAGTGCATGTCCTGAGCTGGAAGCTGCTCGAAAGCCTCCCTTGACGTTATTCGGAACGACTGAATGTTTTTCTCCGGCAAGGACAGCCGCATCTTTATAGCCGTAAGCTCTGACAAGAAAAATATTGGTCTGGGTGTTCGGGGATGTAATGCCGGCCGTTCCGCTTGCCACATGCATAAGGCCATTTAACAAGTTGACATTATATACGCCACCCCCTATCGCGATGCCGGTTCTTGCGGAATCATGGATAACAAAATCAGAAATAAACACGTCGTCAGTCATCTGATCGCCGCCGGTAATATAGATGTCACAATCAGCCTTTTTAAATCCGGTTATATGCAAGTTGTTTACTGTTATCTTCCTACTCTTATACTGGAAAGCAACGATCGAGCCGTCTTTGTAATCATATGTTGGATCACCTATGGCTTTGAATCCGATAATCTGAACACGCTGGTACGCCGAAACGACAAGGGCTTTCGGAGCTAATCCTTCATAAAGCGAATTATAGACGGGTTCCCGGGATGTGCAATCTACTAACGTCACATCACGAGCCGTCTCGCTCCAAGGGTCTTTTACAAGATGGTGATCAATATGCCGTAAATCAAATGAGCGAACGTCACGAAAAGATTCGTGGCCGCGGATATGAACGTCACAAGGTGCCGGCCATTTCTTGTGGGCTTTTACTTCTACGCCCCGCACATTCCCCTCTGTATAATTATCTATAACCCAGACATGCTTAGAGCCGTCGTCCACTTCAATTCCGTTTGAATTGGCTCCCCCTTTACGGTGTGCAGTGCCGCGGGGGTTCGTCATCACATTATTTGTGATGAAAATATACTCGCTGTAATGGGTCGTAATGCCGTCATCACCATACCCCGAACCGACACACTTGTCGATCCAAATATATTTGCTCCCCGTTGCCGTGTAATCTTTTGCTGTAATGTCATAAGAAGGCGCTGATACATCAAAACAATGTAAGCCGGGATTAATGCCTTCAACGCCGCGCGCAATACCAAACTTTACTTGTGCGAAAAGAAGACAGCTTGAATGTACACCTCCGGTTGCGCCTACGCCGCCCTGACGATCAGGATTCCAGTCAAGCGACATACCTTCCACAACGATATTCCGGTTGCCTTTCGCATGATCAGCATTTGTGACAACCCACTCACTGGCCGGCGTGTCCTCGTGCAGTTTTAGCGTGGTGACGCCCATGCCCTGGCCGATCAAATATGTCCATGACGGCAGCTTTACGCCCCTTATCACGTATTCTCCGGCTGATAGATTGAGCCGCACCTTTCCGTTTCCGATCGCTCTTTTGAATGCTTCTGTGCTGTCTGTCTCTCCGGTTGGGTCGGCCCCGTAGTCGTCTACGTTAACGTTTCTGGTGATCTTACGTAGAAGTTTGTTATATTCCTTATCAAGACGCTCTTTCAACAGTGGGGCAATTTCCCCATCAGCATTAACACGGGCGTCCACTACTTCTTTTACATTTGTCCCGTCGGCATTAAGAATGAGATTTTTTATGCGGTTGTATAAGCCATCGATATAATTACGCAAAGAAAAACCGCCGTGGTCGATTTGATCCGACGTGTGGGCGGTTTTAGCGTTCTTATGTGCGGCCAGTTCCGCATATGACCCTTTAATATCGTCCGCAATGTCATCGAGGTTCTGGTTGTGGTCGTTACGAAAAACACGGTCCCACGCTGCCCCGGCCTTTCTGTACGGAAATTTCGGCATTGTATTCCTCCTCGTTATTTATTCTCCAGCGCGGTCAGGCGCTTGTTTATAGATTCGAGCTGTTGCGAAAGTGTCGATATATCCACCGTAGCCGTACCGACCTTGATGCGCTTCAGCTTTGCGAAGTCAGATGCGCTCATTAATCCGTCCGTTGTTTCGGTAGCCAGCGAGACAGAAACTTGACCGTCAGGCCCTAATACGATACTCGCCAGCTTCACGTAGTCCGACGAGCTCATAAGCCCGTCCGTTGTTGCGTTTGCCCGGCCGTACGTAGGAATCGTCAGCTTTGTCGGATCGTAGCCGTCTTCGTAAATCGCGTCTTTTCCGATAGTTATGTTTCCGCTTATGGCGCTGCCTTTCACCTTTCCGGTCGACGTATCGATAAGCTTAGAGACGGAGCTTTGTCCCCGCCCTAATTTAGCAGTTGTTTTTTTGATATTCGCCCGAACCTTTCCGAAAGTAAAAACCGGAGACTTTTTAGGATCTGAATAAGACTCCACACTGACTACACGCAGCTTCGTCTTCAAATCAAAGGGCTCTAATACGCACCATACATAATCGCCTTTGCGAATATCCTGCATGTTTAATTGTTTAACCTCTATATACGTAAGGCTGATAGATATTTCAATTTTATCGGTCAGTTCTTTTTCTAACCGTTTTTCGAGCTTTCCCTCATCCTTTGCTGTGTACGAGTCATCAAAAATGGGATTTGCATGCTTGATCCCATAGACTGAGGCTAATGGACTTGTGTACTCGGCTTCCACCGCATGTTTTCCTGTCTTTTCATCCTTCTTTCCGAATCCTTTAATGTACGTTTTTATGGAAGAGGTGTCTATTTCCTGAGAGGGGTCTTTTACATTTACACGGTCACGGATGATGTAGTCTGTATCTCGTGCTATCTCCTTCGCGAAATAGACTTTCTTTCCAATGCACTCAAATTCAGCCGAGTATTTCTCCTTTATATCGTTTAATAATCCGAGAGAGTAGCCGTTTCCAAAATCCTCTACATCAAACGAATCACCTAGCCCTTCCGGTAAAATCTCGTAAGAATACCCAGAACCTTTCAATGCGATGTCCAGCATGTCTTCGATGTAAAGTTTTTTCTTTTTCCCGGATGTTTCATATACGTAATTCTCACCGAGATCAGAAAACGAACGTTGCAAGGCCGTAATGTCGACCTTCAGTCTCTTGCCACTAATAGGAACATACCGCATCTTTCTGATGACAAATTCCTCGTCTTCATAAAAAAGAGAGCCTTCATTTTGAATCAGTGGAAAGGAGTGCGCGTTCCGATCCGTCTGTATAACTGATACGTCTAAAGATCTACCGTTATCGATTTCATCTTTCTTCGTCACGCTGAAGTCCGTTAGAGCTTCGACCTGATTAGCGAGATTCTTTACAATTAGACTAGACATGGTGCACCTCCCTACGCGTAATAGTGGAATCTGAAATCAAACGCGACCTCAAAATCCCCGCTCGTTCCGCTTAACTCAAAGTCATTCCACCCGGGCTCTAACGTAATGAGTCCGAAATTTGTCTGCCCGAAGATGCTAACGTTCCCCTTTTTCGCAGTAACCCCGGAAATTTGAATCGCTTCCTTCGCGGCAGATGTGCCGGAAAACGTCCACAGATCGCCTGTTGTTCTATTTTTGATCGACAATTTGCTAGACGCGCCTTTATACGTAATTTTTAAAGGCATGTATCTCGGATCTAGCCGGACGGCTCCCGCATTGAAAATACGGAAAGTCTTCGTCTTGTGTTTATACGATGGGATATCATCCGTCAGCCCTTCGCCTATCTGCCATTTGTTCGCATCAAAAGTAAATGCATCCAACGTTGTGCCAACTGATTCGCAATAAGTCGAGGCACTTTGGAAAGTCAGCGTAAAGTCGCCGAAGCTGCCGATTCGGTCAGGCGTGAAAGATGCGCTTAACTCGACTCGCCATCGCTTTTTCGGCGTCGCTTCCGAAACTAAAAAGAACTCCTCCTCGCGATGAAGCGCGTGAAAGAGTTCCGCTTGTAATAAATGAAAATCAACATCATCCGCTCCGAGCAAGAGACATTCGGCAGTCAGCGTTCGGGCTCCGAAGTTTTTCCCTACTCGAACTAAGCCGTCCCTTCCCGGAATCGTTTCGTAATCGATATCGGGAGTGGGCGATGCAATTTTGAAGCTCCTTACAAGGACCGATAAATCGCGAGCCATGTCAATTATGCGGCCGTCCTTGTAAAGTATCCGGAAGTTGCTATCCGTAATAGGGACACCGGATGGAGGTGTTGTATAAACGCTTGAAAAAACGTCGATAGATACCTCCGGCTCTTCAACGACAACCGGAGCCGGGTTGTTTGTGTCCGGCGTAGAAGGAGTGGACGGATTCGACGGAGACGGGGCGGTGTCATACTTCGTCAGGTTGTACGTTTCAATAATTCTGTTAAGCTTTGACGCGTAAGACGGGTCCGTTGCATAACCGGCGTCTACCAGCGCAGCAGTCGCTTTTTTGTAATTCTTCTCACCTACGACCGCCTTATAATGGTTTGGGTCCCAACTGACGCCGTTTACGTAAAGCTTCGCAAGGTCTTGCATCGACTCATACCACGTCGGGTACTTTCGGAACTTGGCGTCAACCTGAACGTTCCTTCCGTTGATTACTTCCCACGTTTTCATGATGACGTATTTTCCGTTATATTCGCCCTTGACTCCGAAAAGGTTCTTTCCATTAACGGCAAGACCGCTGGTTCCGTACGCACTTTCGAGACATCCCTGCGCGATTACAAGGCTTGCAAGGATTTTATAATTTACAAATATCTTCTGCGCATCCGGGGCGATTTTCTTTATAAAATCTGTATTACTCAAACGCTACCACCTCCCGTCTCTCATCCGTTCTAAATCATATCCGTCCTGCTGAATGCGACTGATGTGCGGCTCTACAATACGGCCAACAACTTCACTATCCATCACGATAGAAGCGCCGCCCTTCGTCTTAATCACCTGCTCAATCGAACTGAGCGCACGCAGCATATCCGAAGATAAGCCGGAATCTCCTCCGAGGCCCGTCGTGTGGCCTGCGTCAATCATTCGCATAAGATTCGCCTGTTGCGCTTCAGTAAGCACCATTTCGTTACGCAGGGCCCGGATATCGACTTCGTGGCTCATCGGGTTAGCGAATTGAGACGCGAGGCCGCCGATGTGAAGTTTATTGATCTGTCCGAGGCCGATGATGCCGCCGGTGTGGTAAGTACCTTCGTTCCCTTTTCCACGACTTACGGCACGCTCCGTCTTCATAGAAACATCCGAAGTAATTGTCGTGATTCGTTTCGTGATGTCCTTACTTAGAGTAGCGTTCATCCTTTGGGCTTCCGACGTAATATCCGCGACCCGCCCTCTTGCTGTACGAAGGTTTGCTATCTCGTCATCAATTGCTTTAACAGACTTCCGGTACTCATCCGTTTTACGATCAGCAACATTCGTAACATTTTTAAGGTTCGCCTTCGCATCTTGTAAGCGTCCAATCTCCTTATCGATCACTCTAACGCCTTCGCCCTTTTTGGCGTTTAATCCAACTTGACGGAGCTCAAGGTCGATCATTTTCTGATTAACGACATCTAGCTGATTGATGTTCTCACGGGTCTTTTGGAGCTCTTGATTCTTAGAGCTCAGGTTTTCCATATTTGTAAAAAACTGCTCGCGCAATCTCTGTAACTTTGTCTGCTCTAAGTTGAGCTCATTTTCAGCTATTGCCACCCGTGCTGTGTCTTTAGCCTCTTTAGCTGCCGCCAATTCGCTCTCTTTAGCTGCCACAACTTGTAATTGATCAGATACCTGCTGCTCTAAATCGGATCGCTCTCTCGTCAACGCATTAACTTTTTCTTTTAATCGCGCTTCTTCGGCTATATATTTAGACATATTGGCCTCAGCTTTAGCCCTTTGGGTTTCCAGCTCCAGCCGGAGTTCCTCGGCTTTTTCTTTGTTAAGACGCTTTAATGCGTCCGTGTTCTTTGCTGCGGCATTGCCTTGCTCGCTGATTGCGGCCGCAGTGTCCGGAGCTTTTGCGATAACCTTATCGTTTAAATCTAAGTAGCGATTAAATTCCTCATTTGTAAGACCTGATTTTTTTCGCAGTTCTTCCTGTTCTTCCTTCATCCGTTTAATGGAATTGGCATCCGTCTCCGTTTTAATTCGATCATTCAAATCGAGATAGTAAACGAATTCATCGGCAGTCAGCTTCGTTTTATTTTGAAGTTTATCGAACTCTTTCGTTAAGCTGTTGATAGAATCTATTTCCTTCTGCTTCGACTCGGCCGCCTCTAAACTAACGGTGTTCATCTGATCGTATCCCGCTTTCACCCCGACAAGCGCTCCCGCTAATAAAGAGAGCCCGGTGATCACCCATCCGGCCGGACCCATCGCAACGAACAAACCGCGCACTGCGATTCCGAGTTTCATCATGGAAGACGCAACTAGCGCCACCGCTGCCGCCGCACCCGCCATTTCGAGGCCTGTCGTAATGATTCCCGGATTCAGCTCGCTAAGGAACTCGACCACCTTCGTACCGGTATCGACAATTTTTCGGAAAGTAGGTAAAAACTCGTTACCGATCGCAATTCCGAGGCCGTCGAGCGCAGACGTAAACTGTTCGAATGACCCTTTGAGGTTATCCATCTGCGTTTTCGCTACTTTGTCCGCTGTCCCGCCGGCTTCCTTCAGCGTCTTCGAATAGTTGCGCAGTCCCTTTTCTCCGACGCCCAAGAGCGTAACGAATCCGGAAGCCGCTTCAACTCCGACGAGCTGTGCCGCTGCGGCCGTTTTCTGCGCCGACGTCATCCCTTCGAACTGCTTCGAAATATGGCCGACGAGTTCGGGTATCGGCTTTAGATTTCCGTGGGCATCCTTTACCTCGATTCCGTACTTTTTCATCGCTTTGGCCGACTGGCCGACCGGATTCGTAAGGTGTAAGAGTGACGCACGAAGCGCCGTACCCGCCATCGATCCCTGAATACCGGCGTCTGACATTTTCGCAACGGCTGTCGCAGTATCTTCGATGGAGTATCCGAGAGAGTGCGCAACAGGGGCGACGAATTTCATTGCATCGCCTAATTGCGGCAGATCCGTATTGGCCGTCGTCATCGCTTTTACAAGTACGTCTACGGCATGCCCGGAGTCTTCCGCTTTAATGCCGAAGCCGGTCATGATGTTCGAAACGATATCCGCTGAACGTCCGAGTCCTTCGCCTGAAGCTGCCGCCAAGTTAAGCACGGCCGGCAACGATCCGACTTGCGCTTTTACGCTGAAGCCCGCCATTGCGAGGTATTGAAGACCCTCGGCCGCCTCGACTGCGGTATATTTTGTTTCGGCTCCCATCTTAGCCGCGATGTTCTTCAGATCTTCGAAGTCCTGACCGGTCGCGCCGCTGATCGCTTTAACTCGCGACATGGCCTCCTCGAAGTCAGCCGCTTTCTTGACGGAAACGCCGATACCGGCTACGACTGCGCCACCGACCGCAAGCGAAGCCTTTTGGATGAGGCCCATTTGCTTCGAGAGATTCGCAGATGAACGGCCCATTTGATCCATATCGCTTCGAGCTTGCTGAGATCGACGGGACCAGTCCGCCATGTCTAATACGAGACGCGCCCGGATTTCTCCGACTGTTGTTCCGGCCATCTATTTACCTCCTTTCCGAAAATTCCCCTGTAAAGCCCGTAGTTGTTCGAATTTCTCACGGTCGAATTTCACTTCCGGACGAAGCCCAGCCGCCCGAATCAACGTATTCATGAGCTGTTTATACTCGTCGTCCTCACTTGCCCGGCTATTCGTCGCGAGAAGTACGCGAATGTCTTCTATTCGCCTTACCGCGCCTTGCTTCGTCTTGGCACGCACAAATTTCGGTATGTCCACCATATAAAACTCGTTTTCTATTTGATACTGCGTGACACCTAAACTGATCGCCGCTTCGATCAGATAATCGTCAATCGTATACGGATCGCCCTCTTCGTCTACTTTTCGAGTTTCGGAAGAAGGCTCTTCACGTTTTTTGCTTGCGAATCGAGACGGTTATTTTTAACAGTGAGCGTGATGTACTCGATAATTTCGTCCGTTCCGACTTCTTCACGGATGTACTCGGCATCTACGCCGCTCAATAATGCCGTAATTTCGACGAGCTCATCCATACCGACTTCAATCGCGCTTACTAAATACGAGTAGAAATCAGTTTTAGGCGCGCTAAAGACTTCCAGAACTAGAAACGGAATTTTATCGAGTGCTGCGAAAAGTTGTTTCCACTTGGCCGGAGTGAGCTTCGCAACCTCGACCGGATACTTACCGAGCTGGATCGAATCAGTCTCCTGTTTCTTTTTGAAAATGTTCATGCGACTCTCCTTTCGTTAATTAAAAAGACACCGCCTCTCGACGATGCCTTTCGTTCGTTATTCGCTACCAGAGCCAGAAGAGGTACCGGCCGTTTCATCGCCCATAATAAAAAGATCGCCTTCTCCCATCGTGTCCGGATAACCGGTAAACGTTAGGTTAGCGATCCTCTCATTATCGGAATCATAGGTATATTCGATGTCAGTCGACGCACCAGCTAACGGAATCGTGAGCCAGTCGTTGGCCGTAGCTTCTGGATCTGTCGGCTTAATTCGTAAAGGCTTCGCGTCCTTCAGCAAGTCATATCCGGCTTTACCGCTGACTACAAGCTTCTTTTTGTCTCCGTCAGACACGTACTTACTGTTCGGAACCGCCTTATGAATCTTTTCTAAATCATAGATCGCAAACGGTACGGTACATTCGCAAGTTCCGCCCTTTGTCCGTGAGCCTACAATCGAGTCACCGTATTGGTCGACCGTTGTATCCTGCTTAGACATCTGCGCCTTAAAAACGATGCCGCCCTTCGTGATGTCAAACGTCACCATATCCTTACCCTCGCCGTACTCGACGATTGCGGGGCCGATAGGAACTTGAATCGTTTTAATTCCAGCCATCCGTTTTCCTCCTTTATTTTTGCATTAAAAAAGCGCCCGGTTAGGGCGCACTACACAATCGAAATTTAACGAGTATTGGGGACGATCATTGTCGTCATATCCGATAAATAATGGCACCGAATTGGCCGCGCGGATAACAACGATTGAGCTATTACCGATAAACACTTCACGGAGATTCGTTAACGCTTCCTGAAGCCGGTACGCTTTCTCTTCGCAATCAGCGTCGCCTTGAGCCTTTCCTCGTACGATTATTTGAAACGACGGCTGACTCTTTCCGGTCCATTGAGACGGAGGAAATCCGCCTGTAAAGCGCACATAAGTACATTCGTCTGCCGCATTCCGCGGGAATCCGTTCGCGTAATAAACGCCGTCAACCCGCGACTGTATAAACGAGATTAATTCGGTTATCTTCAACGATTATCACAACTCCCTTCTCACCGCGTCTGCTACGTGATTAATGTATTTCTGCGATTCACCTTTCAGCGGACGTTCTAGGTACTTATTTCCGACCGGATAACCGTTGATGCCGCCTGCACCTGCCGAAACTGGTCCGAGGTTGTAATCCGCCTCGTGCGTCCATAGCGCATAGTTAAAGCCTTTATCGACGGCCCGGAACGATACTTCACCGATCAGACTATCCCGCTTTAACGTAACCTTCTTCTTCATGCCTCGACGGAGCGTAGCTTTGTCAATCGGAGCGATATTTTGCGCAAGTCTAGCGAGGTCATCCGTGTTATCATGCATCGCTGTCTTTGCTGCCTGCTCAACGGCTACCTCTCGGTTATCCAACATCGACAGAAAATCTCCAGCATCCAACGTAAAACTCATACGATTACCTCGGTCAGAATCGGCTTACCACTGACTTGCCGCTTTACGTTTATTTCCTTCGGCTTACGCTCAATGGTTTCGCCCAACTCGTTCGTGAATGCGAGTGTATCCGTATACCTGATGTCGGCTAATTTATCGACCAATATACGCGCCGTAGCTACGACTTCCTCGCTCTTTACAACGCCGGAAGAACGTGAATTCGCAATAGTAGATCCTTCGTCGATTCGGCACTTAATTTCGAACGGCTTGACGCTCACAGGGTTTCCCCACACGTCTATATCATCTGAAGCACGAGTAACGGTCACGGTCTGACGCATCGGTATGATCGCCAATTACATCACCGTCGCTTTTACGGTCCGGCCGCTAAGTTTCACATCGTTCGCTTCTTCGATCAGATCGATCGTCTTTTTCGGTATGAGAGACTCATCGTCAGCTCGAAGCGTTTCCTTATACGTAAACGACCCGACGCCGGTGATTGAGTAAGACGCGATGCCATGCTTATTCAGGCGGTTCGTATCGTTATAAGCAGTCGCAAGCACATTCGTAAACTCGTAAACTGCGTCGTCAGGAATGACGTACTTACGAAACTTTCGAGCCAAGACGTCCTCGGCTACGTTTAGTACACGCTGCTGCTTTGCGTCGTCATAGTCGTTCCAATCCTCGTTATCGATTGTCATTCGGTTAATATATTCGTTTGCAGCTTCTACGCTTAAAGCCATACGCACAGCCCCCTTATTTTCCGGAGGACTTACGTGCAGGCTTTTTCGGCGCCTTAGCCTCCGCCTTTTCCGTCTCATCGTCTGACGCAATACAGCTAATCCATCGCGGACATAATGCATTCAACTGCTTGATTTCGGCAGGCACATCGGTTTCATAAACGCCTTTGTGGTCGAAAACAATCGTCTGGTCGGTGCCTACGGAATAAAACGGAGAAGCCTTATAGACGGCCATTATTACGAGCCAGCTCCCTCTAACGCTTTAAGCCGCGCGATGATGTCGTCATACTGCGCCTTGGTACCGAACCCGTCCGCTCCTTTTGGTCCTGGGTCGCCTTTCGGACCGGGATCGCCTTTTGGTCCGGCAGTCCCACCGCTTTCTTGTAACTCCTGAATGATGTCACCGAGCTTTAGATCGTTGGCGACTGGCATAGATTCATTTAATCTCCGTTTCTGTTCATCTGTAATTGCCATTGTTGGCCTCCTTTCAAATTAAAAGACGGGCCGAAGCCCGTCGATTGTCTTTAAGATACAGTTGTCGAGATATTTTCGAGGATGGCGATTTTTTCGTTCGCGTTTTTGATCTTGATTCCGTATTCGCCACGGATCTGGCGCGCAACAAAGTCAGCTCCCGGAACTGTGGCATCCTCGTCGTAGACAGAGCGCTCGCTCAATGGATGCAGAGAGAGAATGTTACGGTCAAACAAAGCGATTTTGTTCTTAGGGAAGTTTGGATCGACGATTACAGTCGCCTCGCCTCCGCCTACCATGTCAGAAACAAAGGTGCTCACTCTGTGGCCTGTAACTGTGTCCGTTCTCTCTGTGCGGATAGTATCTTTCGCCAATTTTGAAATTTGACGAGCTCCCGCAGTATTGGTGAGAATCGTGTTAGCAGATCCGCCTCTTAAATAAACTTGTTCCATAACATCGTTAATTGCCTTAGCTCCAACCTCTGCGCCTTTTAAGTTAGCTCTAGTAGCATTTTTCAAGCTAGCGAAGTGTAGAAGACCACCCGTTGTACGAGGCTTACCGTCAATTCTGCGGCCATAGATCAACCAGTCGTTAAATTCCCGCGCCATCTCTTTAAGACGTAGCTTTACTTGGTAGTCAAGCTCACTCGTCACATTGTGTGTGCGGACCGCTTGTTGGGTTTTTGATACAGCAGCATACCTTTCGATAATTTGCGTGAAGTTGTAATCTACATAACGGTCATGACCTTCATCGATACCGACACCAGCGCCTTCATTTTGCGGACGGGAAACGATGCGCAGCTCAGAGCCCGCCTCGATTTCCTCTTGAACTGTTCCGTCAAATCCGCGAACAACCGTCAGCACATCGCCGGACACGTTTGTGACTTTCAGATACTCTTCGCCAATAACAACGATGGCATCTTTACGGAACTTCTCCCCGTCATCTTCCGCCACAGTAATTTTTCCGTCTTCCGCTACCGATTTAACAGTCGCGAGGTTTGAGTTCAGTCGGTCAGACATCCACTCGAATTTAGTCTGATAAAGTGCCTCTCCGTTTAAGCCGATCAGACCAAGCAACGTTGGTTCATCCTGAATAATAAGTTCAATTCCCGCATCAAGCTGCCGTACCTGATCTTTAAAATCGTAACTAGTTAACATTTATTTTCCCCCTACTTCTTCAAAAGTGATTTCAATTTGTTTGAAAGCTCGATAACCTTCGAAAAATTCTTTTCTTTCCTTGCTTCGCTTAGCTGCGCTTCTAACGTCTTGATTTCTCCGCCGTCTCCGTCTCCTCCGCTATTAGAGGGTTGGCCGATCGGCTTCAGCGTTTGCTGTTTCGCAACCAAGTATGGTTTATTGTCAACGAGCCCCTTTACAACGTCCTCCATGCCGATTACTTTTCCGTCCTCAACCTTTACCGCGGATAGGTCAGCCAGACGTAAAGCGTCGTCAATGTAGGCGATGCCGTTGCTCGTAGCAACCTTGATAAATTCGTTCGCCACTTTTTCCTGTTCAGCAGCCGCTTTTAAATCTTCAATCTGCTTAACGTAGGTGGCTTCAGCTTCGGCCTTTTCATCGAGCTGTTTCGTAAGCTTTTCCAGCTCGGTCAGTTCTGCTTCTTCGCGTTCTTTCTGGGCTTTTTCGTAGTCGCTGAGTTTCGCTTTCACTTCGTCATAGTCAGCATACTTGTTCTTAACGCGCCCCTTTTCGCGAGCAATTACAGCGTTAAATTCCTCTTGCGTCATAGTCACCGTCTGCACTTCAGGTTTATTTTCCGGCACCTCAGCCGTAGTTTGATCGGTAACCTCACTTGTTTGCGTTTCTTTAAGTTCTTCGCTCATACAGTCCCTCCACCGCTTAAAGCCCGTCGGCTATTGAGTGATGCAGCCGTTTCTTTTAACGTCATAACGTTCGGACAAAATAAAAAAGCGCTACACGGCGCTTGATGGGTTTCTTATTGTAGAAATTACGTGCTTACAACGCGGGTGAAATATCTCCCCGGTCGCTTTGAGTTCGTCATATGTCGGATAATTGCCGGGAGCATCGTCAGTCAGCTTAATGATTTGTCCCTCGTGGAGACGGCATAGATCCTTCGCTCCGTGCGACGAAATTTGCGCATAATATGCGCCACGACTTACCGCCTCATTCGTATGGGCCTCCCGATAGGTTTCCATCATCTTTGTACGGACAACCATATCCGCATACACTTCCGGCTTCCATCGATTCCCCCTCGCATCAATAATGCCGGTACTCACTGAAGCTCGAAGAGACTTGCGCACCAGATCCGTTATGCTGCGCCGTCCGTTCGTCCCTTTGGTCATATTAAGCCGCATCGAATCCGAAACGGCTTTCCTGACGGCAGCCCGCGTCTTCCTATCGACGTTTTGCGTAATCGCTAATAAATCCGACTGCGTATCCGCTACAGCCGCCGCAACCATGTACTTGTTTACCTCGTTAAAAGCAACGATTTTTTCTGCGTCAGCTACCGTCTTTGCTACGTCAAGAGCGACCAGTGCTCGCGCAATACCATCGGTGGCCGCCTTCGGAACATTCTTTTTGACCCATGCGGAAGATTTTTCGTCTAAATCGCTGAGGATCTCGCTAATAGATTTCAAGGTCGCCAACGCGTTAGCCCTTCGAAAATTATCGAGGTCAATTCGTTCAAGCTCGGTCAGGATGTCTTGTATCGCTTCCTGATAATATCCGGCAAGCCGATTCGTCTGATAATCGTATTGAGGCTCAGGAGAACGAGGCATTAACTACCGTCCTCCTCTGCGATTTCCTCTTTATCCTCGTCTGAGTGGCTATTTTCCGGTCCTTCCTTATTGAAAATCGATCCGTCAACAAAGCCGCTCGTCGTTTTTTCGTCTTCTTCAATGCGGCGAATGACTTCGTCAGCTTTCTCGTCGTCCACGTCGTCCTGCTGCTTAATGGCTCCACGAACGTCAATCGTAGGCTTGCCGCCTGTACGGATTTGCATAATTTCAGCGAGCTCTTTTTCATTCTTCGGAAGTCCATCGCTCCAAATAGCCCGTGGATAAACCGCATTTTCAACGTCGATGACACCGACTGCTTTTTCGAGCAGCATACACGTCCAAAGGGCGTCTCTTACCGCTCGGTCATAGTGCGCCCGTATCCGCTTTACCTTCGAAAGAATCGGCATGAAGCGAGCTTTGATCGCCGCACCGTCTGTATGCGACGTGCCTGTTCCGCCTGAATTGTCTCCGGACATTGTTGTTCCGAAAAGCCATTGCGGAGTCTCAGACATCTGAAAGACAATACTCAATAGCATGTCGAGCTGTTTGAACGCGGCATCAAGCTGAGCCTGCCACACCATATATCCGGGCGTTGGGTCGTCTTTATTTACCGGAATGTATTTGCCACCAAACTGAACGGCTCCGTTAGTTGATTCTAAATCCGGACCGTACGCTGTGGGGTCACTGTGTTTCCAAAGAATATAATCGATCTGAACAAGCCGGTCGTTGATCGCTGCGAATACCGTTTCAATCTTCTCCAATCCACCAATACCGAAATAACTGTCATCAATAGACTTGTACGGGATGTGAAATACCGGAATGTGCGGGAGGAATGTTTCTTCGTGGTCTTCTTCGCGGCCCGTCGGCACCTCTTCGCCTATATTGAAAACGCTGATTGGGGCGCCACCTGAAACATCGACGCCATTCTGATATAGTCTGTAGCGCGTATAGAAGATGTGTCCCGGTATATGGCGCTCTACGTTTAGGAAAGGAATTTCCGTCTGCTCCGTCTCTACCCATTCGACTTGGGCTATATTGACCGCTTTGATCTGCTTAACGTTCCCGGCTGAAAACTCAGGGAAAACGCTATTCGCATTAACATGCTCAACAACGGACTCCATTTTCGCATCTTCTGGAATCTCTAAGCCCCTCGCGATAAGTTCGGAATAGTCTTGGCGGTAGCCAAATCGAACCTTAATCCACGCGTCACCGCGATATCCGTTCGACATGGCGCTCTCGTGCAGCAGTTGATTGAGATCGTTTTCTTCTACATATCGGTTGAGCGCCTTTTGCTCTTCGCTAGTGTCGTCCAGTCCGCTCTCAAAGTGAACCGGTTCTCCTACCAACAGATCCGCAGGCTTCGTTACCAAAATATCCGCGAGATTGATAGCGATGTAGAGCTTTTCGAGCTGTTTCGCTTGTGGCGAATCTTTTAAAATGTCCGCAGCCCTTTCGTATACGTCTCGGTGATTTCCTTCGAAGAGCTTACGCATACGTTTATATTTCGCCAACCTCTTGATTGAATCGTCCGGAGGAAATTGCGCGCCTTCCCGAATGATGCTGTACGTCTTTCTAACCGTGTACTCATCCGAAGGCTGGTCGTGTTTCTTTAGTAAATTGAAAAACCCCAACGCTATTCCTCCTCTCCGATAATGTCAGCCAGTTCTTCGAGTTCCTTCTCGATATCTTCGTTACTGCGGGCGCCTCCGTCTGCTTCATTGGTCGTTATCTGACGATCGGTCAGTAAGCCATGACGACGCATGAACAAGTCGATAGCTTTAACTGAAGGCTGCGGTCCTTTTATCAGCTTTAGGAGCTGCCCGTATACTTCGGACCGGTGCCCGGAAAGCATGTCGTCCGCTAATAGGTTCATGTATTCGATGAATATCGGATTTTGAAACCGCCATCGATAGAGCGTCATACGACTTACCCCGATTTCTTCGGCCAGCGCGTCCTGACTTCGTTTGTTCCCGTCTTCGGGCGTGACTTCATTACTCGCAACGACTTGCGCTGCCTTACGTTGCTGAAGCGTTAGTTTTGCTTCAAGCTCTTTCATACGCGACATTTTATCGCCTCCTTTCTTATAGCCATCCCGGCTTCTTCACCAGCCTTGTTTTCGGCCTGAATACGGATTCGAGCGCCTGCTGAAGCGCGTCGAGTGAATCAACGTAATCGCCGAAAGGATACTGCGCCATCTGATCGAGCAGCATCGTGTGCCTATCGTTCAGAATCAGCGTTTTGTTATGCAGCATCGGTTCCATCGACTGAATACGCTCGTCTTTCGAAGACTTATGCGATTTCACATCGTTCACGCGGCACGTATAAAGACCTTCCTGCCGGACCCGCTCCTGAAGCTGACGATAGTATTCGTGCTGCGCGTTTATTGTTTCGACGTTGAAGGAACGATGCCGGTATTGTTTGATCTTCCGAATAATGACGTCAATGTATACGTGCGCCGGTTCCTTCGACGCGTATTCGTCCAGTACGAAAATATAGCCGGTCGGCTCGTGTTTACCGAGGGTAATAACCGAGTTATAGCAGGACCGCGCATTTTTTCCTTGCGCGATATCCCACGCACCGACGATCAAAAGATCGCTGATCGGTATTTTCAATTCGTTATATACGACATGGGCAGTTCCGTTCTCGTGGTAGTAGTGGTAATAAGCGTAATTCTCCGGGAAAAAGAACTGCTCGTCTTCACTGAAAGCCAAGTTTCGGAATTCCGAATTGTATGCACGCGTTCCCATGTTTACTTTTTCGTGCATAAGCTCGCGATAGGTCCAGCGCCAAGGCCACGCCAGTTCGACGCCGTCCTCCAACGCCTCTTTATGCGCTTCGTAAAATTCGTCAGCCTCTTCGATCGTTTCTGCTCTCGCATAGACCTCGCAGTATTTGTCCCATAATTCCGGGTGTGTTGGCTCGCTTATGATCGCTCCGTGAAAGCTCGCCTTGAAATCCTTACGCTTCAGAACGTGGTTAAGAAGCCCGGTCGCCGAAACCATTGTCCCGACTAACACGATTGCCGTCGCCTTAGACCCGATCGGAACAACGACCGAGTTAAACCAATGAACGAGCTTTTCACGTGCTTCCTTGGTTCCTTCGTTGTTTGTCGATGACGGGTCGTCAATTATTACGAGATCCGGCCGGACAGCTCCGTGACGCTTACCGCGAAGCTGCTTACCGGAAGATGACGACTCGATAAGGATATTCGTCGTGGTAATGAACGCCTCTTCGTTATCCTTTTCGTTGCGGCTCGCCGACTCGTGCATCATAGGGCCGAAGTCTTCCCGCAGTTTAGCGTTAAACTTCATCTGCTTGTTAACCCATCCGATAAGCTTTTTCGAGAGCGAATCCGTCTCTGATATGACAAGAATATATTTGCGTTTTCTGTAAGCCGCCTGATGTAACGGCAAGGCGTTCGAAAACATACCGGATTTCGAGTGGCCCCGAGCAGCCGCGATTGCAAGCCGCGCGTTCCTTTTCTCTTCGTTGACGTAATCGCAAAGCTCGAAAAACTCTTCGTGTATCTTTGCGATATCTTCAATGCCATCGTGAGGCGTCCCGTCATCCGAGTTCCTTACGACATTATCCTCGTTTTCCGGATTTAGGCCGTCGCTCAAATACTCGTAGGTGAAATATGCGATATCCACCTCGGCACGATGAACACGCTTCAGCTTAATTAATTCGGCCTTGTTCTTCCGGAACATATCGATATGGTAATCGGTGGCTTTTTTCGCTTTAATGAGGGCCGCTAATCGACGCACACTCTCGATCAATAAGTCGATACGTTCTTGCCGCTCTTCACGATCCAACCATTTCCCGTTAATATACGCCAAATTATCGCCCTCCTTTCGCTTGACTTTCGTTTTTAATTTCGTTAATATGAATTTAACATATTGAGAACGGAGTGAAGTTCGCATGAACGAAGTCCAACCGATTAGAGAAAAACGCCAAATAAACGCAATAAAAAAAGCCCTTCGCGGGCGTGATCTGCTTTTATTTACGCTCGGCATTAATTCCGGCCTACGTATTTCCGATATACTCGCACTCAAAGTCGGTGATGTGCGCGGAAAGGACTTCGTTGCGATTACGGAAGGGAAAACGAAGAAGTCAAAACGTTTCTTCTTCAATGCCGCAATCAAGAAAGCCGTTGCTGACCTGATTCCGGCCGAAGCAAACGACGACGACTGGCTTTTCCCTTCTCGGAAAGGTTCGAAAGCTATTACCCGCGTCCGTGCTTACGGGATTCTTAACGAAGCTATTGAGCGCGCAGGCCTTTCAGAGAAGCTCGGCACAATCGGCTGCCATTCGTTGCGTAAGACTTTCGGCTACCACGCGTACAAGAACGGCACAGATCTTACGCTACTTCAATCGATTTTCAACCACTCGAAGCAGTCGGTCACGTTGAGATATATCGGAATCAATCAGGACCGGATCGACGAAGTATACGCGAATGTTAATCTATAAGACGACGGGCGCCCCAACGTTTGAGCCGCAGCCAACGTAGGTGTGCTCGTCTTTTTTCGTATATGCCGACTGCAGCTCCGACTTCTTCCTGCCGCTTCCGTATTTCGGCTCCATACCGCAGCAGACACATCGACTTGCATTCGCAAACTTCGAAATGGCGCGAACAATTAGACGGGGCGCAGTGGGATTCCGTTTGCTTATTCGTCATAGGCGATCGCCTCCGTGTTTCGCCTGCTCCTCCCGCAATTCAGCTAGCGCCTGTGTCGCCGCCTTTGCTTCGCGTTGAAGCGCTTTGAGGGCGGTAATAGCTTCGGATACATCTACGGCTACTTTTACGTTGATGTCACCCGTTGAGTAGATATTTCCGGTTTTAGATTCTAGGCTGAAATTCGGATTATGATACCCGAGGATAACTCCGTTCCTGTTATTCATTCCTGTTGATTCGCGTTTGTCCGCCATTCATTTTCCTCCTTTAATTAACTCTATTAGCTCTGTTGGGACTTATTAAAACAAGAGTTGTAATATCTGCTGTACTCTTCTACACTCATACAATTAACTTTGGCTAAATAGCTTATTAAGTTGTCAAACTTTACTGACGACAAATTAAATCGATCTTTATTAGCCTCAAACCACTCAAAGATATTTGAGTTATATTTACTAATATTTAGTTCCGAGCTAAGTGGGATCATGTTTCCTTTTGTTGTTCCTCCGAATCCTGTACTCAGCGGTATTACGTGATCCCAATGTATATTTGAAGATTTTCCAGTTAAGGCACATCCGCCAAAGTAATCTTGTATCTTGAGTTTATCTGCCTGAGTTAAGTCATTTGGAAGGTCTTTAACTTTAGCGCGCCTTTTTTGATTCTGTAGAATAATGCTTATTGAGTTTTTCTTTTGCCATCTCTTCTTCAGTATTGCGTAATGCTCTTTGCGGGCAGAGCAGTATGCTCGGCTGTATTCAGCTCTTTTTTGTTTGTTTTTCGTTCTGTATTCGGCGTCCCTCTTCAATTTACAGTAGTTACATTCCGAACTACGTCCGGCAAATCCTTGGGATTTTCGGAAATCAGTGAGAGCAAAAACATCACCGCACCTCCTGCAAGCTTTTGCGATCACCTGTCCCGAGTGAGACTCATAGTACCTGGTTCCTCTACTAGTTACCTTTTCTGCCAAATCGGGATGCATTCTAAAACGCCTCCTATTCGGCAGTCTCGACATAAATTTTCACAGGGCCTGGGTATACGTGTCTCGTCATATCAACGTCGATAGTTGCCACTTCTGTTGGTGACACTTCGATAACCTCCGTCGTTTCTTCGCTGTTTAATATGGACCTGTTCTCTCGCCTAATCGCAGATATAACCTCCGCAATCTCTTTGCGCACCGCATGTCCGGCAGACTGCAGCGCAATCAGGCGATCTAGATATGCGAACAATTCCTCTGTCTTCGTCATCTTCATCGTCTCCTTTTCGTTTCTTATTCGCCTGCTTTACGCAAGCACGAAAAGACCGCCAAAATCGTTGGCAGCCTCGTCCTGTTTGCGGAACGTACAGTAAAAACGGTAGATCTACGTACAGGTTGCGATCCTATACGGTGAGCCAGTGTTTGCAGCTCCGTTTTCCGCCGGAGTACGCAAGCACAAAAAGACCTCCGCCGTAGGGTGCGGAAGCCTCGTTCTGATTGCGTATGTTGGCTTTTAGCAAGTTGCGATAACTTGACACGCCGCCTTGGCTATTCGTTTATTATGCGGGCGAGGATTTGCACCTCGCATACTGGTTATCCCGGGCCGTGTGTGCTTCTATACCAGCAAAGTTAGGAGTCTTTCACTCTCTCGCTGCATCCGCGAATTGCGTCTACCTATTCCGCCACCGCATCCGTGATTTGCCCGTATATTAACGGACGTAGTAAATTTCCTCTCCCGACTCAGCCGCAACACCCGCTAATTCCGCAAGCTTTTGAAAAGCTACGTTATTGACTAACGGTCCTGCCTCGCATTCATATCCACAATCTTTAAGCTGCTCGACGATTTCTTTTAACGTATTAAATTCCGCCATTCGATTCGTTCACCCTTTCGTAAGTCTTTTCGAAAATGTCCGGCTTGCACGGGTAAAGTTCGCCCGCAATGCCGCGAATAATGTAATCGCCAACTTGCGCAACCATTACGCCTTCTAACGTCGGTATATACATTACGACCGGCTTTTGTCGATAGTCTACCCGAATTAACCTATCGTGGGATAACTCCGCTATAGCCGATATAGATTCCGTCGTATCCTCGAATTTTACCGCTTCTATTTCAACCGGCTTTTTACGATATTTCGCCACCCTTTCGTCCTCCCTTCGAAATCGCACGAAAGTAGCGTTTCTGACCACTACCCTATCGAATACTCTCCGGCCGGATTAAAACGGCTGTGGCGTGCTTATTTCGTGGAATAATTGTATTCTATTTCGTCTGCGTTGCAATCCTCGCAATAAAAGTGCGCAGCCATGTCGAAGTTTCCGAAAGCTACAACGTTCTTTGATCCGCAACACTTACATATGATTTCGAAATTTTCCAGCGGTAGCACCTCCGTTTAGTTGACGCCCCGAGTTCGAAAAATTGTGCGCAAGTTCCGGACAGCAGTTGCACCGGTATTTTTGGGGGCGGTTGGGGGCCCGGCGTTTCCGCGATTCTTCGTTTGGGTCATCGTATATTAAATACATATTTATGAATAACGAATTTAACAGAAGTAAATTGAGTTACATTCGAATCAATAGACAAACGTTGATATGATAACGTTCGTCATCGTTTACTCATCGCAATTAAACGTACATTGTTTATGCATTCGAGAACCCGCGCCACGCCTGCACCCTGCCGCATGCCCTGTGCCGTATGCTATGTATAGGATCGTGCATATTGCGTTGGTCATTCGGTTTGACCCCGTGAGTTTCGGAAGGGCTCATCCTCCGGCAGTGGCTCGTTGCTGTCCGCCTCATCGCGCATCGCAACCGGACGCCTCTCCGCCGCCTTCCTTCCTATATAACTATACGTATGCCTATACGGTGTTACATATAGCGTATGTGTGCCGGCTATATCCCGCCTGCCTATCGCTAGGTTATACGGTATGTTACGTCCTTCTATTACGTAAGACAGCATATCGAGGTAAATTATACGGTATTATCGTTGCCCTTCCGTTATTTATTTCGTTAGATTAACGCTATATTAACGAGTGTCTTCCGCTTGTATTTAAACATAGCGCTAACTCCGGTCACTTCGTTCCCTACATACGCGCAGATATTAATAGATATATTGATTGCGTTAACCCCGGACGAAGGCGGAGCCGTAGTTCCGGAGGCTTGTGACTCACAAGACTAAGAAGTGATTGGCGGACTAAAACGGCTGTATCCCTTGCGGCTCTAAGCGTGAACCCACTTTTCGGGTGTACGAATAAAGTCGTGTTTTTGCCCGATTTGTACGAATAAAGTCGTGTTCATTATCATTTAGATTATCGTAATTGAGAATCGCAGACTAAACGAACCCACGAAAAAAGACGCCAACTATTCGTCAGCGCCTCCGTTTTCTTCGTCTACAAGATCGATCAGTTCACGTATGTCTTTTATATTCAACGCCGCCGCAATCCGGCTGAGATGGTCGAGCTGGATACGTTCTCTATGTCCGCGGACTAATTCACTTATTGTATTCGGACGGATTCCGGTTAGTTCAGCGAGTTCTCCCTGCGTCTTGCCCGAGCGCTTTAACGCCTCGCCTACCTTTATCTTTGCGATCATTTCCGCCACCTCCTACGCTTATTATAACGTAAAAACGATATTTTTATCAATAACGTATTGACGTTATAACGTTTATGCGATATAATTAAAGTAACGAAAGGAGGTGAACGGTAAATTGATTGACATCATCGTAAAGCTTTCAGCGCTCCTAGGCACTTGGTTAGCGATTTTCAAACTATCGCTAGAACTTCGCAAGATGCGCAAAGAGGCGAAAGCAAAAGAGCGACGGATTCCGACCAAGAAACACCGTCGCCGCACATAATCCAACGGGGGCGAAAGCCCCTGTCAATCAATTATACCACGTATGAAACGGATTAATACCACGGAAATTTTGCTAATTGTCGTCCTTGTCTCATGGATCGCGAGCATGAATTTCGCCAAGCTTTCCGCGCTCGATTATATCGGAATCGGATCGGCGATCGTGTTTTTTGTCCTTCTGCTCTTACGGCGGAAAGGCGGTGTGGAAAATGACGCTTGATATAAGACGCCTGTGGTCGGATACGCCGCCATTAACGGCGCAACAAAAAGCGCAGATCCTCGACCTATACCAACGACCGATGACGCTATTTCAGGACAGCGGGCGCGCGTATCAGATCGGTTTTAATACGGCGCTTACCTACTTCGGGTACTTAATCGAAAAGGAAACGGAGATCCATAACGATGATTGAATACACTTGCCACGATTGCAATTACGCTAAGTTAGATATCGAAATCAAGCCGGACGCGTGCTGCCCTACGTGTGGTACGCGGCTGGAAGTTGAGGAGGAAATCGTATGACTTCTACGCGCAACGAGTCGATCATAAAGAAAATTCGCGGCCTATTGGCAATTGCAAACGACAATAAAAGCGATGAGGAATCGCAAAGCGCGTTCCTATTGGCGCAGAAACTCATGATTAAGCACGATATTTCTTCCGGTGAGATAACGGAAAGATGTGCTGAACAAGAGATCGTAAAAGGTCAGGCAACGGCTTATAAGCGGCTTTTCTGGTGGGAACGTTCGTTAGCACGAATTATCGCGGATAACTTCAAAGTTGAATTTTATTACAATAATAAACGTTTTGACGGTGAGCAAAGAAGGAAGAAAACTGTAATCTTCTTCGGTTATGACAACGATGTGCAGCTTGCGAAAGAAATGTTTGTACTCGCCTATGATGCGATTCAGTTCTACTCAAAGCGTTTCATAAATTCCTACTATGACGAAGAATACGCCACCAGAACCGTAAAAAAGACCAATGACCTAAAAAACTCTTACATGAAGGGATTCCTTGACGGGCTTAAAGAAAAATTCGCCGAGCAGTTGCGTCAGATGAAAGAAGAATACGGTTTGATGGTTATTAAACCGAAGGAAGTAAGCGACGCCTACAAAGAGCTTTCGAAGTCGTTCGGAACTGCACGCGCAATACAAGTCCCGGATATTGAGGAAATGTTTGCGTATAGTAGCGGTCATCGCGACGGAAATACCATCGATTATACAAAATCGACTATTGACGATGAAGTTGTCGGCTTCTAAAGGAGGAAATCGTATGAAACGTTTAGTCAAATCGCTCGTAATCACCGCCACCCTATTTACCGGCACTATTGCGCTGGCTCCGCAAGCTGACGCGGCATGGTCGGGCTGGCAGACGGAGAAGTTCGGACACAAGGCGCGGGTATATACGGACGCAACCACGTACAGCAGTAGCGCAAGCACGGTCGACTGGAAAGCCGAGAAGAAAGGCGGCTCAACGCTGTACTACACGGCCGGCGTTTATAAAAAGCGCAGCGGCGGCGGGATGACTGAAACCGGCTTGTTACAACGCGGAAGCTTCAAGACATCAACGCCGCTGAAGTCGTTTAGTGCGAAATCGATCCGCAGCAAGACCGGCAAAGGCACCTACGTTATTCAGATCGACTGCTATTCGGATTCAGGAAAGCGCAAATACGTCGGTACGTTTGAGTCAGCGAAATTCAACGTTAAATAATGAACGAACTGAGCCGTTTCAAGCTTTCGGATACCTATCGTACCTGAACGCGTCTGAAGCGGCTCTCTCGTTGTAATTTCGTGGTATAATCGTTCTATACAACGATGTAGGACACGGAGGTACAGCGAAAATGGAGGAAAAATACGAGACTAACGGCATTGATACGTCGATCACTTACGAATACAAGGAATTTCCGGACAAGCGCGCAGGACGATGCGACAACTGTGACTATACGCTGTTCAAAAGCTCGGTGAAGAGCGGAAAGTTTTTGCGCGAATGTAGAAGATGCGGAATGAAAAAGAATATATAAAAGAGGTGTATCGTTTGGACTTATTGCAAGAAATCATTCAATTACGAGAAAGAGAGCAATCGGTTAACAAAACGGCGTATGAGCAAGACGGCGGAAGAAATCCAGGAGCAATTATCACATATAAACCTATTGGAGATTCGAGACACCGTTTTCTAGGAATCAATCTTCACGGATGGAACATTTCCGTGGAAGAAGAAGAAAAAAGTGTAACTGCGACTGGTGAGGTTATCGAAAGACGTAAGGTTATTGAGAGAAGAGAATTGACTGACGAGGATGTTGTCAATCTTATTAACAGCCACGATTTCACCCTACAAGAAATGAATAGATTATTAAATAGATTTAAAGCTTCCGGAATATTTAAAGAGAATTAATTAACCATAAATTACCAGTACCTAATCACTTCGTTCTAGCCGACTCTTACTATATCATTATAGTATTACGAAGCTGAAACGAGGTGATTTTTTGTTTATTTCGCCAATGCTATTAGAGTCCGCAAAAGACCCGTTCGACTCTGACGATTACATTACGGAAATCAAATTCGACGGTATCCGCCTGCTCGCGTCCAAAGATGGCGGCCGCATGCGCCTCTACACGCGCCACAACAACGAAGTCACCGCTAAATTCCCCGAACTCCACACGATACAAATTCCGGACGGTACCATTTTGGATGGCGAGCTTATCGTGCCCGGACCGACAGGCGCCGGAGACTTCGAAGCTATGATGGAGCGGTTTCAATCGCAAAAAAGCTATCATCCGATAGTATTCTGCGTGTTTGATATATTGCGTCTCGACGGCGTATCGGTTACGTCGAAACCGTTATATGAGCGGAAGGAATTATTAAGCGGCCTTGCCCTCGATCATCCAAACGTTAAGATTGTCGATAGCGTTACAGGTAATGGCCGCGCTGTTTTCGAATTAGCGAAAAGCTCCGGCATTGAAGGAGTCGTTATGAAGCGCGCTAACTCGTCCTACGCGGAAAATAAGCGGTCAGATCGTTGGCTGAAGATCGTTAATTACGAATATACTGACGTTTGGATTACGGGCTATCGGAAAGAGGATAATGCGCTTGTTTTAGCGTATGAGGACGGTGCTTATGCGGGCCTGATGGAGTTTATGCCGCACGCTGAACGGCGGAGATTTCATTCGGAGCGGAAAGACGTAGGAGAAACGGATAAATACGTGAATATAGAGCCGATAAAATGCCGTGTGAAGCATCGATTTAAGACGCGCAAAGGACTGCTGCGGATACCTTCGTTTGATTCGTGGAAGAGCTGATGATATATTTAAGACATAAACACCGAAGGAGCTATACGAATGGACGAAAAACAATACGCTCGCATTGCGCTTACAAACGGGCAGATTGCGCGCTTTGAATTACCTACGAACCTAAACAGCCGAGACATAGCTATCTTAAAATCGCAGATCGAAGTTCTTGAATTACAAACGGAAGATGACGAAGAAAAGACGCCCGCATAAGGCGTCCTTTTTCGTTTTATGCTCCGCGTGATGCGCTTTCCGCTGGACCTGCGCCTCTAATCGCACTCTCTAACGGATTAGCTCCTCGTGGCATTCCCATTCGCCTCACCTCCGGTATAGTAAAATTATACCTTCTTAACGTTAAACAGCGCAATCAGCGTTTTGTCCGGCGTCTTGGATTGTCGATAGAATACGTTAGGATTAAACGTATAGCGCTCCGGCTCGCTTCCGACTTTAATTCGCGCAACAACGTATTCGCCGTCGAATTTCATCTGCTTCAGGCGCCGGCCGAGCGTATCCGAGGTAACACCGATCGCCGCCGCAAGCTCTTTTTTGTTAAACCAACGTATGCGCTTCGGATTCTTTTCGAAAGGATTTGCGCACAGAGCGTTTGTTTCGTAATGAATGAACGGCAGCATACGATAGATCAGACCGATGTCAGTCGCCTTCACTTCGCTGTACACACGTTTGATCTTCGCGCTGTATAGCTTAACGACTTGCTGACTACCGAAATTACCTTTGAAGTGGTAGCGGTCATTTACACTGTAGCGGCCGTTCTCTTCCCGGATGATGTCGTGCTCGGTACAGGCGGAAAGGAAGTCGTAAAAGGTCATCCGTTTTTTACTGAGCTGCAAAACGTCCATCATGTCCGCGGTGGTCATCGGCGTTTTATTACGGCTGGATTTTATTAGAACACCGTTGTAGTCGACGTAGCACTGAAGCAGCATCAGATAGCCACACTGTGCCGTCGTAAGAGCGTCATAGACTTCGTGAATATTAGACATATTGGCGTTTGAGAAATCGCGCCGATCGGCTGTTTTTTCTTGCTGCTGACGAAAGGCTGCGTCTTGGTTGCGGTGCCGCAGCGTGTACATTTCCGACCAGTCTTCGCCTGTCTCCGTATTAATAACTCGTAATCTCTTCATTAAACCGTCTCCTTTTCGCAAAAATAAAAGAGCGCTGAACGGGCGCCCTCATAACGTATAGACAACTAACGCGGTAAAATGCGGGTATTAGTGATAAACTTTTTCGCCAGTTGCGATATTTACGGTGAATTGTCCGTCGGATCTTCCGTTAACGAATGCCGAATAACGTTTTCTGCGATCTTTATTTTGAGATTTAGCGCGTTTATCGACTTGAATACCTTCGTAAGTAGAAAGGTGCCTACGAACAGGTTTGCTCTGATTTTTTCCAAAGCGGTCATATTCTTCTGCCATCTTTTCGGACGTTTCCCCGGATCTTCGAGTCTTTTCCATTCGCTCACTCATAAATGGGTATTCTGCCTTCATCTTGTTTTTGTTAGTATCGGAAAGCTCTTCATAGAGTACGAGATTAGCCATTCGCTCAAGCGCTGCGGGCTCCGGGTGATCTCCGGTAGAGTCGAAGTAAGCGTCTGACAGGGCCGTTATTGCCTCAATTCGCTCCTGCCGAGACATCTTACCGGCCTTAGTTCGTGCGTACATTTCCGTAATCGTTTCGTCCAAAATCGTTTTATCCATCAATCCGTCCCCCTTGTCGTATATCCTTCGCCGTGACCGGCCCAATAGTAATAAATGTCCGCAAGCTTTTCGGAGGCTCTGTCGAGGGCTTCATTTACGTTCTTTTGCGCAATACCCATCCGTTCGCCCGCCTCGGTTTGCGTTAATTCTCCGAAGTAAACGAGCTCGATCGCCTGCCGTTGCCGATCCGTTAAGCAGGCGAGCTCGATCGCCTTATGAATGTCGATCAACACTTCCATGGCCGCATAGTCGCCGCAGCGTTTTCGGCTGACGAACTTCTGGTAATCGGCGAGTAGCAACTTGACGCCCTCTGCGTCGTCGAGCGCATATGCGGCGTTAAACTCGCGATCCTTTCGGTGGAGATCGACTTTTACCGTTCCCATACGTAAAACCTCCTTCTCGCTCTAGTAATCGCGCTATCTATCGAAATAATTGCGAACGATTTCGTCCTGCCAATCGAAATCAAACGAGCTCACCATACGTCCATTCCATTCGATCTCATCCCCGGCGCCTAACGTTAGTTCATTCCAGCGATAAGGACCTTCCGGAAAAGTGGCTGCTGCGTCTCTTAAGCCGTCACACTGACCGTTGCCATGTGAGAAGAAGAATGCCTCGTTTCCTTTGTCGATTCCATGCCAGCTAGGTAAGTGTGGATATAGATTTTCGCGCATAAGGTTATCGTCAGTGAAATCGTCAAGGAGTTCGTCAAGTTGCGTCAGACCATCGCCCGACGCATCGGTTGACTTTCCTTTCGCATCCCACCCAATGTCTGTTACTTGTGCGAAATAAGCAGGCGGCTGACCTTCGAGAAATTTTGCGTTATATTCCGATATGTCAGTGTCACCGCCTCTTCTGAAATTTGAGCGCCATTTCGTAGTTGCTGGCTGTATCAACTCCGTTCTAGGCGGTGCTTTCCGCAGTATTAATATCTGCGTAGCAATCGTAGTACCTACGTGTTGGAACGTTTCTCCCGGAAGTAAAATAGTCGCGACCTGCCAGCACGTTTCGTGCATAAACTTTCGAAGTTTAGATGCATAGTTAGCGAAGGATATGCCTAACGGAAGTACAAACGCAATATAACCGCCGGGCTTAACCGCTTTGATAGCGAGTTCGATAAAAGCAACCTCCGACTTGCCTCCGTATTCTCCCTTCTTTTTAGTAATTGACCGCCACTCCTCGTCTTCTTGCGGCTCGAATTTAACGTTTACTCCGTATGGCGGGTTGCCGATTACTAAATCGTAATAATCTCGGCGGCCATGTACTAGCGCATTCCCTTCGATAATCTCAGCGTCTGGATATAACAGCGAGGTTACTTTCGCGCTTGTACTATCGAGTTCTAACGCTGTGACGTTGGCGGCCTTCGGCGCATGTTCGAGAAATACACCGGCACCAACGGAAGGCTCCAGAACCTTCGGAGTCTCAGGCAGCCGCGGCTTTAATACATCCCATACGAACTTTGCAATGTGAGTAGGCGTGAAAAAGGCCCCACCGCTAAAAGCATTCGGCAGTAACCCGCCTGCCGACGTATAATTTTTCCGCAAGAATTCGATATCTTCTTCGGTTATTTGGTCGCGGGCTTTCGCGATGATTTCCATCGACTTAACGTTTCCTTCCCATCGTTTGCGATCAGCTTTCCCTATAGAAATCGTCCCCTTTTCGTTTGACTTTCGCCCCAAAAGCGAATATAATTTCCGTATAATGTATAACCGAGGTGAATTACGTGGTTATTAATTGGATTTCAGCGCAAAGTAATGACGCCTACATAACGCTTGATAAACAACGAAGAATATACGTTTCGTCCGGCGCACGTAAGATCATCGGCCTGCCCGACAAAGCACCGTTTTACCTGACGATCGGTTACGATGACGAAGCGAATCGCCTTGTTTGCGCAAAGCCTGAAAGCGTAAAGGCCGATGCGACTCCGTTCAAATTCGATAAACGTTCGTATAATAAAGCCGCAAGCAAAGTAATTAAGGCGGCCGGCTTCAAAGACGAGGACCTTCCGCTACGCTTTCAGATGATTGGCGAAGAGGAAGCCGCGAAGCAGGCGTATATGGCGTACCCTTCCGGCGTTTATGCTTTCGATCTAAGCTCGGCCAAGTAACTCGGCAGCCAGCGCGTCCAACTTCGCATAGAGCTGCTCGTACGTCCCATCGTTAACAATTTCGTAATCGACTTCGAAAGTTTGCAGCGCTTTTTCAGTCGGATGATCGAGCGCTGCTAAATCGAAATCGTCGCCGGCCTTCCGTGCGCGTTCAATCCGTAATTCTTCCGGCGCTGTGATGCGGACAATCGTAAACCCTTCGGCGCGAAGTCGGCCATATTCGTTCTGCTGCCGAACATCTTCGATCAGTACGCGATTCTTCAGGGACGGTGATAGGCCGCAATCACATTTACGAGAAAAGAGCGCCGTGTATGCGTCGACTTTCGCCATACATGCGTCTATCCAGACGTTCTCGCCGAGTATCTTCCGCGCTGCCTGACCGAATTCTTGATAATACGCGCGTGGCTTCGGCTTTTCAGGTACGGAAGGGAATGCGCGATGGAAAGCCGCTTTTAATTCGTCACTGAAGGCGAACGTTTGGAAATCGTAATACGTCGATAGATAGCCGGCGGCCTGCGACTTGCCTGCACGTAAAGATGCGGTTAGGGCGAGCTTCATGGGCGCTCCTCCTCCTCCGACTCTTCGAAATATTCGCAATAAATGTAAGTTCTAAGGCAAATATCCTCTCCGTAATAAATCACGTAATCTACATCGTTCATTGTCGCGCCTCCTTTAACGCTTTTGAATACGCAATATATCCTTCACAGAAATCCGCGAATGAAGTTCCGGTCGGTTGCTGTGTATTCCCGTCCTGCTTCAACCGCGCTAACTCTTCGCCGAGCGTCCGTTTGTCTTTGTGGAGCGTGTCAATTTCGTCTCTATGGCGATCGACCGTTCGTTTTAAAGACGCTACCTCCTGCGCTAAACTGGCGATAACGTCGATCGGGTCGGCTGGCTTCGGTTCGTCTTCGGCAGATTCAACCGGGACGAGGACGCGATATTCTGTGCCAAGCACAAAGCCAAAATCTTTTACGCCTACGTCTCCGGCAGAATAGAGCGAACTAACTATACCTACGATACCGGCCTCCTTATCGTTCCCTAGACCTTCGTCAGGTCTAACAACGATAATCTTCTCGCCCACTTTCGCCTCACGTTCGACCATTTTGTAGCGCTCGCCGTCAATATGAACGATGTCGGTCGGTTCGAGTACGTGATATTCCCTACGGAAGATAAGTCCGTCACCATTCGCGTCAGATTTAGCTTCGTCGCTTTCTACGTCGCCCTCTAACGGTTTCCATACACGCTCGACAGTAAAGATTTCGCCGTTCTCATACGATTCGCTCCGTGAATTTCTATCAACAATTACGATCTTATCGCCAACCTCCGCCTTCCTATCGACCTCAACGTATTCGCGCTTGATGCCGCCAAGTGTTTCGTCAGCCAGTACGTGGATTTTAGCGTTCGCATTTACGATTTCCTTCGCCATATTATCGATATTCCTCCTTAATATTCGATCATATTCTGATTTAGCTCTTTTCGCCTCATCACTGAACCAATCCACCCGATCGCCCTCCCGTTAATTTATTACGCGAACCTGCACCGACTGCCGTCCGAACTGTACCGCGTCAGCTTCATTCGCAACTAATACGTCAATCTTGGCGTCCTTAATCGCGCCGCCTGTATCCTGTGCCACGGCTTCAAACGTCGTGCCGTCTGCCTGCCGCACCTCAACCGTCGAGCCTAACGCAATCACTGACGGATCGACCGCTATAATACGCTTGCCTGCGTGATAGATCGTATGGCTGACGTCGAGGCCGGTCGCCGTGGTTCCGGTACATCCTTCCGCGCAATAAGCCGTATACGCAGTCGCTTCGAACGTTTGCCATGTGGCAGGCTCTTCGTTCTTCTGCGGAGGCTTCTCGTTCTTTTCGTTAGCTCGCGCCTTGACTTCGTCTTTTACGGAAGCAAGTTCGGATTCGAGCGCTTTTATCTTCGCATCCTTGGACGCCAGTTCAGCGTCCTTGCCTTCGATAACGGCTTCCGCCTTCTGTAACGCGTATTCTTCCTCGGTAATGCGAGGTGGCTCAGGTGGCTTGGCGGTCGGGTTCGTGAGTAATTGCGTTGACATCGCTAGATTCGTTAGTATACCGATGCTTACACCTCCTCGAAGAATTGATCCGTCCATGGCTCCACGGCAACCACTTCGCGTCTTAACGCTTCGGCTAATTCGGTGATTTCTTTTTGGGCGCCTTTTCCGGGTTTCCGTTTAGAATAGAACGAAAGCAACGCAGTCAGGTTCGCAGTCATTACGAGATTAGTTGCGGCTGCGTTCGGTAGGACGGCTCTCGCGTCTTCTGCTGGAACGCCCATTTCGCGTAAGTGATCGTAAGCATCCTGTATATCACGTAGAGCATTTTCGAATATCTCTCTCGCGTTAAACAGGGCGTCGCCTCCTCCGAATAAATCTAATTCTTTCGTGCAGGTCTTAACCTTATCCGGCAATACATAATCGAACCCGCCGATCTTATCATCGCTTCCCATCCGCACATAACGCTGTGACTGGACGCTGAAGCTAAAACCGACGCGATGACGTGTAAGCTGCGCGAGTAACGCCCGGCTGACGCCTTCGATCGCAAAGGTGAACGAGATATGCTCCAACGTCGACGTGTGTTTGGACGCGAAGATGTGTCGGAACAACCGATCGGCGTCTGTGCCTTCGCCACCATCTGACGCTTTGGAGCCGAAATACTTGGCGCCTTCCTTTGCGACGATTTCGGTCGGTTTATTGGCGCTATAGCACGATCTGATTGCGGTTAGGGCGACCGCTTGGCCGTCGGTTGCGTTTCCGGCCCATTCGTAAAATAAATCCTCCGATTCATGAAAGAATCCGCTTAGTTGCGTATGTGCGATTAGCTGTACGTTCATTCTGGTTTCCGCCATCTATTCGTCCTCCAATCGGTTTAATGCTTCGCCGTTTTCTCGAATAGTTTCGTTAATCAATAAACGGCGAGCTTTCTCTTGCGTAGTTATCCGGAATGTACAGTCGTCTCTTCCATACATCTCGCAATAAACAACGTAATCGCGAAATAGCTCGTTCATATATTCGAGGTCACCCCATCCGTACAGCTTGCCGTTCAGAAAGCACGCATATATTTGCGCCATCACGACGACACCCCGCTACTCCCGAAACCACACGCACCTCGATCGCTATCGCCGAGCATATCAACTTCTGTAAACACCGCCTGCTCGACCGGCTTGATTACGGCTTGCGCCAGGCGATCGCCTTTGCGGATGATGTACGTATCGTTCGGATAATATCCGAAATAATCCCACTCGTTCTCTAACGAACCATTAATGACTTCCGGCGAATCGATCTCAGAGTATTCGATAGCTTGCTGGTTAAGATCGAGACCTAGTACTTTTTTCTGCGCAATATTATCGACAATCACTCCTACTTCCCCTCGATAACCTGCGTCAACTGTTCCGAGCTGAACGCGTAAAGGCGTCTTCAGCGTAATGCCCGAGCGCGGCCGGATCTGCATTTCGTATCCCTCCGGAATCTCGAACGCCAAGCCCGTCGGCACACACGCAGTTTCGCCCGGCTCTATAATAACGTCCTTTGCCGCCACTAGATCGAAGCCGGCGTCCGTTGCGTGTGCATAAGCTGGAATCTGTGCGTCCGGTGATAACCGTTTTATATTTACGTTCATTTCGTTTCCTCCTTCGTTAATAGCGCAATCAAGGCGAACACGGCCACTATCGAAAACCACCGGAATCCTATCGTATGGATGTACGGTAGAACGAAAAGCAGTCCGGCGATGATCGTTGCCGTGGCGCTGATAAATCGTTTCATAGGCGATGACCTCCTCGGCATGCGTACTTTTGCGACATCCTATGTGAAATAATATGCACCTAGTAGAAAAACCGCGCAATTATCCCTCGAAATAAAAATCCGAATCCTTTAGCGCTTCGACCGTCGCCTTCTTATAGCCGTTTCCTTTTTGAGAGAAGAAGTCGTGCGATTTCGTCTTCGTATTCAGTCCGTTCATGACGATAGGGTTCGGCCTTTCCTCTTCGAAATACGGATCGAAGCCGAGGTTTTGTAGCGCCTTATTCGCGTTGTAACGAAGGAATCGTTTTACATCGTGTGTTAAGCCGACCGCATCGTATAGATCCTCGGTATATGCGACCTCATTATCGTACAATTCCGTCAGCAGCTCGACGGCAAAGTCGCGCATCTCAAGCTGGACGCCCGGCTCTTGCTTTCCGTAAATCTCTTGCGCCAAGAAGCCGACGTACACGCCATGGATCGCCTCATCGCGAATGATAAGGTTAATGATCTCGCCGCTGCTCGTTAGCTTGCCTTGGCCGGCGAAATATAACGGATAATAAAAGCCGGAATAAAACAGGAAGCTTTCGAGGTAAACCGAAGCCACAAGCGCCTTATATAGCGAAAGGACATCGCCTTCTTTTATGTCGCGATATAGGCCGGTTATCAACGCCGCCTTCCGCTGCAAATACGGATTGACCTTAACCCACTCGAATACTTCGTTGATCGTCTCCGTCGGTGCCAGCGTCATGAATATATTCGAATAGGACTTCGCATGGACAGCGTTCTCCATCATCGCCATGAAATTAAGGACGGCTTTACGTTGGTGGCCGGCGACGTGCTGCGCGATGATAGGCATTCCGGTATTTCCCTGCTCCGTGTCCAAGAGCGTCAGGCCGGCAAGGCCCCGCATGTACGTCGTCTGCTCGGCCGGGCTCAGCGCCTTCCACGAAAGGAGATCGCCATTAAGCGAAATCTCTTCCGGAAGCCAGAACTGCTTAACGTTCTGCGCGTAGAACATTTGCGTGAAGTCGTCTTCGTGGCGCGACCAGTCGGCCGCCGTATGGATTGCGTTTGCGTTCGTCAATTATTCGTCCTCCTTTTTATATCCGTCCAACAATGCGATCAGAACTCCCGGCGGGATATTCGCGTAATTCATAAGATCACAACACCGACTTGCGTACCGTCTCAATTTCGCCAGATCTTCGTCCGATAGTCGTTGATTCATGCTCGTTCCCTCCTCTTCGTTTAAACTACGCAACTCAAGCACGAATCCTGCCCGGTATCCTTCGTCCGCGCATAATATAGCGTTTTGATACCACGATGATGTGCGTATAAGTCAATCCGGTTCAGATCGCGCGTCGTCATCGTATCTTTCAAGAACAGCGTAAACGAGATACCTTGGTCGACGTGCTGCTGAATCGTTGCGATCATATCGACGACTTTGAACATATCCATGTCGTACGCTTCCTTGTAGAAAAACCAATTCTGCAGCGATAATCCCGGCATCGGATAGTACGTCTTCGAGTTGCCGTACGTACGCTCCTCGATGCGCTCCATAATCGGCATGACTGACGCCGTAGCCGACTGCACATACGAAATAGATCCGGTCGGTGCAATCGCAAGTCTGTACGAATGGTAGAGTCCGTGGAGCATAACGTTAGCCTCCAAGCGAACCCAATCGATGCGCTTCGGAATTTCAACGCCTTCAAACAGCTTCGCGACCTTCTCCGTTTTAGGACGGAAATCTTCTGCGACGTACTTATCGAAATAGCTACCGTCCGCATACGTCGACCCCTCGAATCCTTCGTACGTGCTGCCGGTTTCTTTCGCTAATTCATTCGAACGCACAAGCGACCAATAATTCACGAGCGCGAAGAATACGTTAGCGAAATCGCGAGCTTCAGCCGATTCATATGCGATACCATTCTGCGCTAAATAGCCGTGCAAGTTCATCGCGCCGAGTCCGATCGAACGCATCTCCCGGTTAGCTCGCGCAACAGCCGGCGCGTTCTTGATATTCGATGTTTCCGAGACTCGCGTGAGGGCATCGACGGACAGCTTAACGATCGTTTCGAAGTCGCCGTTTGCCATAACGTTCGCAACGTTGAGCGATCCGAGGTTACACGAAATGTCGAGGCCGATTTCGTCCGGCTCGCCATAGTCGGTGTATTCCGATACTTGCGACGCTTGAAGAACCTCCGAGCACAGATTCGAAAATTTAACCTTCGATACGTGACCGTTCGCGTGCTCTGCGTTTACGTTACCTTCGAACATGATGTACGGATAGCCCGATTCGGAACGCAGCACGGCGAGCTTTTCGAGCAACTTCCGTGCGTCGATCTTATCTTTACGGACGGCCGGATTATCGACGAGCTGATCGTACATCTCTCCGATATCCATTTCGTCTAAGTGTTGGCCATACGCTTTGTAAACGGTGTGCGGATAGAATACGTAAGCCGGCCGATTCTCTCGCGCCAGTTCGATGAATTTATCCGGAATGACCACGCCGATCGATAACGTTTTAACGCGTACGTCTTCATCCGCCGAGATTTTCTTCGTATCGAGGAAGTCGTGGATGTCCGCATGGAATACGTTGAGATAAGCCGCACCCGACCCTTGTCTTTGACCTTGCTGATCTGCATATCGGAATGCGTTATCGAGAAGCTTCATAACACCGACGACACCTTTCGTTACATTCTCGATGCCCTTAATCGATTCACCTTTCGCGCGAATCTTCGATAGATTCAACGATACGCCTCCGCCTACTTTCGATAGCTGCATCGAGATCCCGACGGCTCTTTCGATGTCATTCAGCGAGTCGCCCACTTCGAGCAGGAAACACGAAACTAATTCGCCCCGACGCTTCCGGCCGGCATTTAAGAACGTCGGCGTTGACGGTTGATATTCCTGACGCATCATAAGATTTACGTACTCGATCGCCTTGGTTGCGTCTCCTCCCGCGAAGAATAGCGAGACAACAGAAACGCGGTCCTCATAGCGTTCAAGAATCTTTTTGCCGTCGTTCGTCTTCAGCGCATAGTCGTTGTAGAATTTGAACGCACTCATGAACGATGGGAAACGGAACCTATGCGCATAAGCCGCCTGATAGACCGACTTGATTTCTTCGAACGTATAGGCGTCAAGGAATTCGGTTTCGTAGTAATCGTTCTCGCGTAGGTAGTCGATCTTTTCGCGAAGGTCGTGGAAAAATACGGTGTTTTGATTTACGTAGTCGATAAAATAAGCACGGACGGCTTCGAGATCCTTTTCGAATTGGAACCGGCCGTCCTTCTGTATCATGATTTCGTTATTAAGTTCGATATAGCTCGCGTGTTTATTCGTCATGGTCGTCCTCCTCGATAACTACGTGAGTAATTTCGGATTTATAAATTATTGTACGACGTTTGTTTTTGCGTCCTTCTACCGAAAACGTTCCTTTCCTGTCGCTTAGTAGAAGCTGTAGTTCATCTCCGGATAGACTGACGTTGTTTATCGTATGTTCGCTACCGCCTTTTAAATAAATCGTAAGTAAATTACCCAAGCGCATTCACCCTTTCGATAAATTGTCGTACATCTGCGTCCGTGCCCGCCAGCTCAAAGCGCCCGACTATCGGCACGCCGTATTGCGCCGCAATCACATCGGCCGCCTTTGCGTAATTATCGCCCCAATTGCGGTTCCCCGACGCAGCCACGCCCGCAAGATAGTCGCTGTTATCCGCGAGGAAATCCGAAACCGTGCCGGCAACCTGACCGAAGCCGTACGTACCGGTCACGCATACGAACGGCTCGGCGAGCATCAGGCCCGGCTTAATTTCGACGGTTGCTAGGCCGGTCTTAGCGACAAATCTGCGGACGTTTCCGGTCAGCGAGTAATAGGCGATTAGCATACGCTCACCCCTTCCGTCTCTCAATTTCAGCCTCCACTTCGTCCAGCCGCGCCTGTGTCCGTTCTCGCTCGATACGCTCCTCGATCAGTTTCCGGTCGTGGAAGCTGATGGCGGTATCACTTTCGATCAGTTTTTCGTTAAGCCAGCGTCTCATATTCCGCAAACCTTCGTCAGTTGCTCCGTGAATCATTCGGCCGTTCCCTCCGTTTCGCGCTCGCGTTTATACGCGCGGTAGGGTTCGACGATCAGCCATAAGATAAACCGGACGATTCCGTAAAGCCCGACGAGAAGCAGTCCGAATACGGCCGCAATCGTAAAGATCGCTTTTGCTACGGGAGATTCTATCGCCCATACCAGAAATCTAACCAACAGAAAGAACGTTGCGATTGTAAGTATCCACGAAAGCGTTTCGTATAATCTCCGCTTAAACATTCGCATCACTTCCCTCCGATCGTTTCGAGAATGTCTTTGATCGCGTAGTATTCCGGATTGAGTATAGACTTAATCCCTTCTACGGTGTAAATACAGCCTGTAACACATGACACCAAAATGGCGATGATGAGAATATACCAAACTGCCCCGTCTCCTGCGTTCGCTATGGCTGCGTATCTGTTTTTAGGACTCTTGAAAGAGTGATAGAGACCACGAACATTCTCGTATTTAGCTTTCGTTAACAAGATTAACGCAAATAAAATGGATAACGCGCAGACAATCAAAAGAACGACGCCTATTGTTGTATTAACAACCCCGTTAGCGTACGCCTGCTTCACGAGAACTTCGTAAATGTGTTCGGCTGCGACTCCGAGCTTTGTTGCCAGCTTATCGATATACTCCATCGCTTTATCCATTACTCCGCCTCCCTGATAGTCGCGTTATCATCGATTCGATAGACGGTTTTAGTGACGTAAAAGATCGAATAGCCCTCGTGTCTAAGTGAGTTAACAAGGCTTTCTGCATCGATCTCGGAGCCGCAACGAAGAACTTTAGCGTCCTCATAACTAAACCCCTCCGTTTTACCAGCGATTAAAAAATATCCTTGATTCATCTATTCGTCCTCCCCCGGTTTATCTATTACGCCCTCGTGTATTAGCCACGCAAGCCCAATCGCAGCCGCATCGCTTTCATCGAAATTAGCGAATTCGTCGGTGTAGCCGGTCATGCGGCGCACCGCCGCCTCGACTTCCTTCTTTTCAGCGCCTCCTGCTCCAGCAACCAACGCCTTAACGCGTGTTGCTGAGATGCCGAGTTGCGGCTGTTTTGCTTTCGGAGTCTTCCAATATTTATTGAACGTCAGCGCGAATCGCGACGCCGCCCGTTCACACGCGTTCCATGCCGCCAGTACCGGATAGTTCGAAGTCGACGTTTTGCCTGCGAAGTCCTCCCGCACCACATAATCGAAGCCACCCCGCGGGTAGTTTTTGTCGAGAAACATCATCGCCCACCCTTCGATAACCTCCGCCCTGTGTGCGTGTGACCGGCTAGAATTCGGCTTAACGTGTGACAGTGATTTGATCGTAGGCTTTCGGTTGCGTACCTCGATTATCGCGACGCCGGGGCAGGTCATCGACGTATCGAACGCGAGGCACCGGATAGTCTTGACGCTAGTCATCTAATACCGCCTTCCACCCTGCGATGAGCCCTAAAATAAGGGAGACAGGTACCGATAGTGCGTCGCCCGCTTCCGGATTAATTAGCGATATCAAAAAGGTAATGATAGTAGAAAGCAGTATCGCAATTAGCGTATAAAGAATAAACCTCGCCATCAAACCGCCTCCCCTTTGCGTACTTTTTCGATAAACTCTAGCGCCCCGGCGTACTGCCTTTTCGTAGAATCAAAGACGTTTGATCGCTTGACTCGCGAGACCTTTTCACGAATGGATTCCAGTTCGGCCGCCGTAAGTGACTGCGCAATAGCCGTTTTGTATCCGTTGAATGTCCAGCCGTTAAGGTCGACCGCCATCGGCTTACCGTCGTCAATCGAATTCTGGATTTCTACGAATCTATCGAGCAGCACGTCGATATCTTCGCGTCCGATTTCGAGGCCGAACGCCCGGATGTCCGGCGACTTTTCGAATTCGCCTTCTTCGTACTCCCACGCCTTCTTCGATGCGTTTACGTAGAGGATTACGTATAAGTCGACGCCATACATCTCCGCATAAGCGACGCACTGCTTAATGTGCTTTTCATCCGGCTTCTTCAGCGAATAGAAAGACGTACGGGCTGCGCTCGTTTGCTTCGATTTGATTTCGAGGCCTACGCGCAATACTTCGCCATCCTCGGTGACATAGCGCATGATGCCGTCGCATGTTCCATACAGATGAAACGTCTTGCCGGCGTGCTCGATCTTATGGTTCCGCTTGGCGAAGTCCTCGAACACCGGCGTACCGTCTTCGTTGCGTTCGAAGCTGAACGGGCAGGGCCGGCCGGTTTTCTTTTCGAAGTGTTTTTCCATAAAGAGCAAATCACGCTGGATCATATCGCCAATCGCCGTTCCGATGCGGGTCCAGCGCCCTTGATACGGAGGCTTTCGCGTTATGTCTCGCGGATCGCCAAGCGCCTTATGATAAAGTTCACGCGGGCAGGCATTCGCAGATGACGGCGAGAAATACGGCTTCTTCGGAAATACTTTCGGAGCGTCTGCGTACCATCGGTGTATCTGAGCGTCCAGTGCGTTATCCCACGTTTCCGGAAGCGAGTGCCATTCGTTTAGATATTCGATGAGTTCATCCGCAATCTGCTGTGCATAGCCGGTCGGTTCGGGCGGCGACGGCGCTAATTGGGCGCGCAGTGAGTTTGCGGCTGATCGTGCATTTGCGTTCGTCAAACTGCCACCCACTTCGTTACTACGACTTCGCGTTTTTCTACTTCGGTAATTTCGGCCAGATCGTCGGCTCCGTAAATTTCGCTGTCATACGTCCAATCGGTCCATTCAGATCCGGATCTGCCAAGTTCTCCGCGATAATGCTTATTTCCGTCAGTGAAAATAACGGTTTTGCTTTGGTGCTTGTGTCCGTGCTCCCATTCGCTTTCCTCTACGACTGTATAGGTCACATCTCCGATATCAATTCCGCCTTCAAACGTCATATCTTCCAGTTGTTCAATCGTCAATTTAACCAATTAAACCGCCTCCTCTTTTTTGAACCATTCTTCTACGGGCACACCTTCGCCCCATTTGCGCATCACTTCGATATCCGTTCCGTTCGGCACAACGTCTCCCCAACGGTAAGAATTAAGCATGATATCGCGAATTTCTTGCGCTTCTTCCCACGTAAACTCCTCCGGAACTTCAAAAATGAGTTCGTCATGCACCGTTGACCACAACGCCCAGCCCGGTTTGTTAGCGCAATATTCGTGCGCTTTAATCATCGTGACTTTCGTTTGAATAGACGACGACCCTTGTACGCGAGCATTTGTCGCTTGACGCAAAGCGCGATTAATTCGCGAGTTGTGTTTTCTTACGTCATCGTATTTTGGATCATTCCATTTTCCGTACGGAATGTTTTTGCGGGGTAGTTTAGCGTCTGGCAGCCGGCGTTTTCGCGCATTCAGATCAGCCCAAACGTATCCGTTTTTTCGCACAAATTCTTCGTTCTCTTTTAACCACGCCGACAGCTTCGGCATACTTCCGAACAACTCTTCTTTAAACTCGGTCGCCTCTTTCTTACCTACGCCTAGCATATCCGCTAGAGAATAATCACTCATTCCGTATAATGTAGCTAACCATGCGACCTTCATTTTCTTTCGCTCTTTTGTGTCGGAACCATCAGCATTCTTATAAACTTCCTCGTACGGTCGTTTGTAGAAGTTCGATGCCATCGTTGCGTATGGATCACGTTCTTCTAAAAACGCATTAATCAGTACTGGTTCGCCCGACAGGTGCGCCACACACCTGATTTCCTGCGCTTTAAAGTCGGCGCCTACTAGCAGCTTTCCGGGAGGAGGACCGAACATCGGACGTGCTTCCGGTGGCTGATTCTGCACGTTAAACCCTTGCTGCGTTTTATCCTCTTCGTCCTTTCCGGAGCTGAATCGGCCCGTCACGGTTCCCATCGGATTGAATCGCGAATGCCAACGCTCAGTTGTTGGGTTTTGCTTTGTCGGCAGCGTGTCGATATACGTACCACTCAACTTAACGATATTCTTGTACTCTAGGAGTTTCGCAATGACATCGTAGTCGTCTTTCAACGGCTTGAGCGTTTTCTTAGCGTCCATATTCGGGAGCTCCTTGCCGATTGCCTTTGAAAGTGCGGGCCGCATCTGATGAGTCGAGTTTAGATTTATCGGTTCGTCTCCTTCATGGAATGGCGTCAACTCCACAACTAATTCCTTTCGCAACTCCTCCGCACGCTTATGCAGCTTTTCTCCGTATTCTTTCGCGAAATCCAAGTCAAGAATATATCCGTTGGCTTCTAAATCGACGATTACATACAATAACGGAACTTCAACGGTTTGATAATATTCCAAAACCGTCGGTATTTTCGCCATGTGATAACGCTGAAATTCGTACAGCTTCCACGTTAATTCCGTATCCTTCGCTGCGTAAACTAGCGCTAGGTCTAACGGAACTTCTTTAAATTGCGCATTCCTGCCGAACAGAGCATCGAAAGTGTCTGCCGGTGTTTTTAAGTATTTAGGCGCTAAGTCTTTGAGCTTAAACGAACCGGCTCCGCCTAATGTTCGATCACTCTCGTTTTCGTTCAGAAGGTGCATCGCGGTCATCGTATCCCAAGCGACGCCTTTCAAATCGAACCCATGCCGCCGAAGCATCGCAATATCGAATATCGCGTTGTGTAAAACCTTGCCGATTGATTCATCGTTAAATACAGGCGCCAGACCTTCGAGTACATATTCGCGACTTAACTGCTCGCAATCAACGTGATCCACCGGTATATAAACGTGCCAGTCAGCGTTTGGCAACGTCAGCGAAAGCCCCACGATTACGTCCGTATAGACATCTACGCCCGTCGTCTCGGTATCAACTGCGATTATTGTTTCGTTATTTAACGCCTTGATTAGCGCCTGAAATCGTTCTTCAGTCGTAATTAATTCGTAATTATCCGGCGTATTCTCGACCATCTGCCGCAAGGTTTCTTCGCGCTGGGATTCCTGAAGCGTCTTCCATAGCCGGAGTGCCTCCGCCTTGCTGAACGCTTTAGGGTTGCCGGCCTTGTTCACGCAGTCAGCCGGATCGCGCGCTAGTTTGCCCGCATCCATGGCCGCCTTGACTTCCGTTACCCTTTTGCGATCGGCATCCGATAGCTTCATCGCGAATATCTTGCGCCAGCTTTCCTCGATCGGCTCGGCGGTCTTGGCTTTCGCCTTCCGCTTGGCCGTCTCCTCTACTGCGTCCGATTTCGGCGCCGCCGGCTTCAGCGCGTTCAAGTTTAACCGTAAGCCTTCCATCCGTCGTCCTCCTTCCTCGCGAAGTAATTGCGGGTTACTTTTCGATTGTATCTGCTACGGTCATAATACCGAACGCAATGACAGCGATAGCCGCGATAGGCAACGTTGCCCAAGGCGATTCATTTGCGCCATGACCCGCTGAGAATGCGACTGATATCCCGAGCGCATAAGATAGCGCGCGTTCTTTTTTCCGATTCATAAATCGACCGCCCCCGTCCATCTTCGTTTATATTCCGCTTCGTTCTCCGCATACCACTCCGACCAGCAAGACGGCCCGCACGCATAAACCTCGAAGAGCGAATCGTAAATTGCGGATCGCCCTTCGTAAAGGTTAGCGTTACATGCGGCGCAGACGGAGGCCGGCTTAGCGGTCAAAGCGCGCCTCGACTGGCGTAATGAGTTCGACTTTAAGAAAATATCCATGCACTGTATCCACGATGGACCCACCAGATGCTTGTTTGAGGACTTCGATAATATCCCCGTTTGCCACACGTCCAGCACACTGATTGTCTACTACTCTCGCGATATCACCTTTCTTATACTCGCCAACCTTGCGTCCGATCTTCGCCCACTTCGCTTCTTCGACTTGCTGGCGTTCGATCTCGGCGACTTCCTCTTCGGATAAAATTTCGAGCTGATCCGGCGTTGCATAGCCGAAGCGCTCGGCATCGCCCACGATTCGAATACGTTTACCCTCAGGATGATCGAAGTTATTATATCCAACCTCGTAAATCTTACCGTTCTCAAACCCGCGTAAAGGGTACGGTCCGCCGCCTGAAAGCAACCGCACTTTAGCGCCTCTTTTGAATTTAGCGCGTGCTGCTGCGTCTTTAGCTTCGGCAACTTCTTCGTCAGTGGCGCGTACAACTTCCGATGCAGCGACGTACCAAACTTCTCCGTCTAAGAGACGTCGCGCTTCAAAATTCGGGTTGTTTCCCGCCTCAATTAACTCGATTATGTCATCGGTATCAAACAGGTGGCCGAATTCCTCACGGACCACCTTCGCATAATCACCGACCTTCAGGCGCTCAGGCTTCGGCTCAGCTTCTGCGGTTACGGCGCTTACTTTGCGGTAGAATACGAAGTCACGGTTACTAGCGTCATACTCGTCTCCATCATCGTCAGTGATCCAAGGATCTCTATAACTATCGAATCGAACAATTTCGTAATATTCCTCATCGGTTAAGTAGTCCGGAGGATCATCGAACTTAACGTAATCGCCCACATTCGCCTCATCTGCGTCAATCCGTACGTACCCCGCTTCACCCTTCAACTTAGCCACGTCGGATTTTAACGATTCGATTTCGCCTTCCGCGGAGCTGACGCGTTCTTCTAAGGACGGATCGGTGCTAGCGGATACTTTGCAGAAGAGTACGTAATCGTCGTCATCTCTAACCCGCTCATCATCCACGTCGTCCAAGAATCTAACGTCGTCCGCATGGTCGGCATCCTCCGTAATTTTGTAGAAAGCGCCATAGGTAATGTCGTAACCGCCTTTGTCGGCCAGTACCAAATCGCCCATCTTCGGTAAACCTTCCGCCTTCACATATTCCGCGCCGCCATACGCAACCTTCGTAATTTCACCGTTCACCATATCGAGTGTCTTAACGCCGTTTAATTTCGCCATTTATACCGCCTCCGATTCGTTAATTTTCGTAAGATCTACGTCTTCACGTCGAAAGTTCAAATCCATCCGTACCCACCGCTTGCCGTCCTTCGACTGCGGCCCCCAATACTCGGTAAGCTCGCGATTCTCGAACATCCACACGGTAGGTACCGGACCACGGCCGATAAGCACGCCGATAAAGTAATCGACTTCATCGAGCTTATACGGTGTCCGGTCGCTTTTCCGCGCCTGAACGATGAGGCTGCCGCGCTTCTTTCGATCATAAATCGTCTTCACCTGAAACGTTTTCCACTCGCCACTCAACGGACACTTTGCGCTAATATCGAACGCTTCTTCCGTTTCGGACGTACTGACCGCCTGCCAGCCGCTAGCCAGCAGCGCAGCACGTGCGATCAGTTCCGAATACTTGCCGGTATCTTCTGCTTTATGCGCCATATAAGCGCCTCCTTTTCGTTTGGTTGGTACGTGATTAGAACGGTAATTCTTCGGAAGTAGGTTCATTAGAGTCTGTCGCACTGCCGCCCTCTAACGGAGGCAATACAGATTTCTTAACACCGTCTTTCGCTTCGTGTAGCAGCTTAACAATGTCGCTTTCTTCACGAAAGTTTGCGAGCTCTTCGTACTTGTAATCGATGCCGATAAATGCTTTTGCTTCTTCAATGACTTCGTCAGGGAGATCACCCGTTTCCAACGAGTACGTTTTATCTGCCTGTTTAAAGTGAACCGCCTGACCTACGAGTGTGTAATCCGGAAGGATCTTCTTCGCAGGTTTCTCGGCCTTGTCATAGTCGTCGATTAAATTGTTCGCGTGGAACTCAGCGATATCAATTACGCGATAGGTTTTATATTTCGGATCGTAGACCGGAATCATAAAAAACATCTTACGTTGCGCACCGGCTTTGCACGAAATGCATTCAGCCTTACCTGGACGGAAATACTGCTGTAATTCTTCCGTACCTACTTTATCGTGTGGAGAGTGCAGGCATGTGTGTTTGCGGAATTTGTGATCATAACCTTTCCCCGTGTATTCTTTATTTTCGTGAACAAAGTAGATGTACCAATCGTCAGGCTGCGCGAGAATGACTAAGTTGCGTCCGTCTTTGTTGATTTCTCCATAGCTTCCAACGCGAACATATCGCGTAACACCTTCCGGGAATTCACTTTCGCCACTTGACGCTTTATCCCGTTCCTCTTCACGTTTCTTTAAGATATCTCGAATGCTCATTCGTTTTCCCCCTACGTTTTTATTAAGGCTTTTCGCCCTCGCAAAATGCCGGTATCTGCGCCCGAAACGCCGCCAGCGCTTGGCAGTAGCGACGCGACACGGATTACCTAACGGCCGCCCCGACATTCTCCGAGGACGCGACGCGCCTATCATGCGTCGTCTTCGCCACTTTGCGTCCACATGCCGAACAGTATTAATACGATGATGACGGCGGCAATCGGTCCCACCCACGAAAGATCAGACATACGCCGCAACTCCTTTCGCCGCTTTTGTGAGCCTGCGTTTTAATTCGAAGGATTCGGCGGGTAATTCGTCAATCCGCATCTGAACCGCATTGATTCGCGCCTGGTACGCCATCTTCTTCGCTTTTGATCGCGTTCGTTTAAGCTCGGCCGTCAGATGCGCTATTTCTTCGTGAAGTTCCGCGGCATAATTTTCGTTATTCTGAACCGCAGCCTCTACGCTTTGTTTCATCGTGTAATACGCTTCGTTGATAAATCGGATCGCCGTATTCTTTTCGGGAGGATGAACGGTCAGTACATGATCGCTATTCAGCGCGAAGAGTATAATGACTCCTTTTCCGCCGTACATTCGCGCTTCCTTACCGTTAGAATCTACGGTGATCCCGAGATACTTTACGTGCTGAAGCTTTTGCGCAATCCATTTACGCGCTACGTGTAAATTCGTAATATTGTAACGTTCCTTCAGGCGCTTGCGTGCGTGGTGCGAAAACTTGACCTGACCGGCGGTAATCATCCGACGCGCACCGCCTTAATCGATGTAGCCGGGAAATAGTCGGCCGGATCTTCGTCGTGCGGCCATGCGCCTTGGTAAATGAAATCGGTTAGTTTGCGCTCATCTAGCGCTAAAAGCGTTTGAGATTCGTTAAATGTGGGTAAATTCGATGTATGCATAGTACGTTAGCCTCCGTTATTTTAAGGATAATCGCACTAGGCCGAGGGCATGTTCGCATAATTGTTCTCTTGAATTCGTTGACAATATGCAATACAATGAGGACGTAGCGAAAGTCCTTCGGGCCTAGCTGCGGGGTTATTGCGCGATCAAGTAGTCTCGGTAATCGCCGAACTGTTTGGTATCGAAATTGCGGGAGAGCTTTTCGAGTTTGCGTATGACTGTTGAGTGATGTAGACCCAACTTTTTTCCGATTGCCGTCGGAGTTGGCTTTTCACTCGAAAGATATGCTTCGGCGATTTGTATTGTCGTTGCGTCAGATGTAGTACCTAATAGGAAGTCGATCAGTTGCCGCTGGTCAACTTCTTTTTTTGTTGTCAAAAGCTCTTCCGGGGTTACCGTACAGGGGACATCGAATGTTGCCGCATTCTTATGGTCTCCTTTTGGTATGATTTCTCTTTTGTTTCTGTTTACCCTCCCCCTTAAAAAATAGCGTCTCTGCAACGGAACACTTGCATTAAATAATCTTTCAAAATCATGCTCTCCGTTGTATGACTCAATACAAGAAAGTAAGGTGTCTTCATAAATCGCTCTTGCCTCATAATAATCTGCACCAATTGATTTACCGATTGTTTTGAACTTTCGGTCATTTCTTGTTATGAAGTAATCGTAAACCACCCTGAAAGCAGATTCACTTCTACTTTCTTGGTACTTTAACACTTCGCTATTCAATTGTTCTTTTCTCAATTTTTCGTCCTCCCTTTTGCTTACATACGACTATATGCACCTGCTAACACAACCGCGCATTTTTTTGTTTGTTTTTTCTCTATGTGTAAATAATACCAAGTATTTTCTGTAATTATCTGAAAACGACACCCTATTTATATAAAAATAAGTAGCGCGTATACGACCGGATTTTCGTGTTTCGCAGAAGCTTGGAAAATCAAAAAAACCCCACAGCATTACGTTGTGGGGTTAATAAAGAATTAAGCACCAACCCGAATGTCGGCTACCTTATATCCTCCTTCGGTACTAGCTTGATTCTGTGTATCATATTTAAATGCAAATCCTGCTGCCGCCATCACTACGATTAAAATGGCTAATAATATCTTTTTCAATTAAAACCTCTCCTTTAATTAATTTTTTGAATTTTAGGAATGGTCTAAGCGCTCGTGAGTCAGCTCCTGCTTTCTCAAGCTCTTTCGCTACTAACCTAGCAAAGAAGAAGTTTTCTTGACAGAAAAAAGACTCTAGGCAATTATACATTACATCTATTGACTTTTCCGCTGTGTTTTCGAAAAATATTATAAAATTGTCTTTATCGCCCCTCTCTAATATCGTATGTAACTTCGCTAAAGAAATCTTCCCATTTCTCGCTTTCTGATATGCTCTCAGTCTGAAGTTAGAGTCTTCATCAAGCTCAACGCCATGAAAGACTTTAGCGAAATCTAAATTGAACTTTGCCTCTTGGATGTACTGTAAATCGCCTACTTCACGCATTAACTCGTAACTTTTCCGGAGGTTATACAAACAGACATTTTTATCATCCGGTAAGTACGACATTCCTATAACATAATATGCATCAGATTTCTTTTTCGCGGATATATTTGCATTAATAATAGATTCAGCAAAATCCCGCGCAGATTTCACATCATTAAGTTGCAAACTAATAGGCGCCAATAATTCACAGACCCTGAACGTTAAGCATTCTTTATAAAAGGTTTCTCGCGGCCCTAGGTTTGTTATATCCTTCTGGATTTCCGAGACTTCATTTATTATTTTTTGTATGTCACCTTCAAAATAGTTGTTATACTGTCGAATGATATTCATTAAAATCAAAAGTGGTTTACTTGTTATGTTGTGGAGTCTTCCTATTGCATCCTTCAGTTTAAAACCACTCAACGTTCCTACCATATAGTTATAAACAATACGGTACACTTCCACCGTCTGTTTAAGAACTCCGTCAGTATTTTGATGAAGTAGTAATAATCTTTTTAAAAGAGGAGCGTTTGTAGTAATTGCGGAGTATTCAAATGAATTTTTTATTGTTTCTGTCCGGGTGATATGCAAACACCATTCTGACAAAATTTCCTGACTTCCCTTTCCTGTTTCTTTTGAAATCAGTTGAGCGAATTTAATAAGTTTCTTGAAACTTATTTTGCCTTTCTTGAAAAAATCCCTATATGCACTTTCACTCATTCCAACAAACTCCATAACATCCGTCTTTTTTATGTCATCGTGGTCTTCAATAAAATCATGCACCATTTTTGTGATGTATTCCAAGTGAGCCTACCTCCTTGATTATCTATTTAAATTCGATCAGCAACTTTTAACTAACTCAATTATAATTATTGCATTATCGATATGTCAATAATAATTTTCGGTAGTTTTTGTTAAAGCGATAATATAAAATATACTGGACACCTTTACGAATGGAGGTGTTTATTACGTTTAAGGTCGGCAAATGTCGGATACCCGAACTATGCAAGAAACGCGGAATCAGTCTCAGTCAACTCGCAGCAATGGTCGGAGTATCAAAAACGCAAATGTCCGATTACGTCAGCCTTCGGAATCTTCCGAGCATCGAACGAACCTACAATATCGCAATGATGCTCGGCTGTGCGTCCGAAGATCTGTACGAATGGATTGAGGTATCCGACAGCAACACGGAGGGTTAATACAACCTCCGCCGACCTAAAGTACGGGAATTCCCGAACCTAAACGTAAAGTATGTCTCACGACCTCCGCACGATCATACACGTCTCGCAACGCTTCTGTACCGCGCTTTATAAGTAGTTCATCAGCGTCTTTCACCTCCGTAATATAACCGTGCGCAAGCCGCACCTTTCCGATCAAATAACGCTCAATCTCCCGCCGTAACTTTTCGCCAGCTTTGTCGTTATCTGTAACCACCGTTAAATATTCGATAGGTGACTGCGCAATTATGTCCGCCTTCTGTAAATTAAAGGTGCTGCCTCCGGTTCCAATCGCAGGTATGCCCGCAGACTGCCACGCCATAGCATCGATTTCGGCCTCGCATATCACCGCGCTTTTAATCCGTTGCGCATATACGAGATCCATTCCGTATACTAAGTACCGGATAGGCATTCCGCCTTTTACGTACCAGAACGCCTTCCCCTTCGTTGCCCTGTACTTAACATTAGCCAGCCGCCCGTCAGGAAGCCGCCAAGGGATCGCGACTGCGTTACCGGCAAGTGATACGCCGGCCTCTTCTTGTACCGCGGCCGTAATGCCCCGGCCCGCCAGATAAGCGTTAGGTCCCGGCGTTGTGTCAGCGAGTACCGATTCCGGCAAAGGCTCCTGCTTCGTGACGGCCTTTAATTTCGGAAGTCGAAGCGTCAGACGCCCGCCTTCAGCCGCCGGTGCATACGTTTCCAATAAGTAATCGATTGCGTCGTCTTCGGTTTCGCCGCGCAGGAAAGCGAGCAGTTTAACGAACCCGCCCCGCGCAAACTCTTCGTCATAGGCGCCTGAGTCGCCCCAATAGCCGGCTTTTGCCGACACTGTGTCTTCGAGGTATACGTAAAAGCTCGGAGTCCGATCGTATCTGAATGGACTGGCGGCCAGCAGGCGTTCGCCGCCCCACGTCGGCCGGGTCCAGTCGAATTGTTCGAGTTCATACCGAATGTCGACGTCTACAGAACGTCCACCCAAATTTAATATCGGCAATTCGAGACACTTCCTTTCGAGACTTGTAAATTATATTACGACATTGTTACGAAAATTACAGTCGCAATTTGTCGAAACTATTCAAAAATTTAGATGTAATTGTTGACAATATCATCCGGTAAATTCCAAACGATCTAAAACTCGAACACGTCCGCAGCCCCGGCGCCCATTTCCGGCTGTTTTACTACGCCGATTTGCGGCAAATAGATGATCTCTGCGACTTCCCCTTCGCCGCCGTCGCGCCCTTTGTTCAATCCGATCAAGCCGCGGCCTTCTTTCGCGTTCGTATCAACTGCGATCAATAACGCAGCATCTTCGAGCAGGGCTTTCGTTTTCTTGACGTCCTTACGCTGCGGCAGCTTAAGCTCGCGCGCTCCGTCTTCCGTTTCTTTCTCGTCATCCTCATCTGCCTGTGTGAGCGCAAAGATCGTCGTTTTCGTATGCCCGGCCAGACGGCGCAGTTTTTGCGAAGTATTAGCCGCGTCTCCGCCTGCCGTCTTTGACGTATTGGCTTCGTAGTCGAGGTAATAAAACGGATCTACAAGCACGACGTCGGCTTTCGTTTCGATAATGTCCGATTTTAGATCGCGCAGGGTTCTTGAGCCGAAGTCTTCGTCGTCGACGGCTCGCACCGTAATATTACCCGGAATGATTTCGTTGAGCCGATCGAGGAATTCCATAAAACCCGCCTCGAACTCGTCGGTTAGTTTGCCCTGACGCACATCGCGCGAATTGAATCCGGCTTCCATATCGACGCCGTCCAGAGTCGCAGTCGTAACACCCATGGTTCCGGAAATCGATACGTACAGACGCACCAACACTTCGTACCAGCCCATTTCCATCGACCAAATCAGAACGTTCGCCCCCTGCATCGCACAGTTAGTGACCTCTTCTAACGATACGGCCGATTTACCCCGGCCCGACTTTCCGTAGATCACGTACACGTTCGACGAAACGTAGCCGCCCATTGCCTTATTAACAAAATCGAATTTGCTGCGCCAGATCCGAAAGGACTCGCCGGCCTTACGGTTTTCATATTCCGCTTTAAACTTGTCGATGTCCCGTTTGATATCCGTCCCGACCGAATTTCGAACGTTTGTTCTCATTTTAAGACTTTCGGCCTGCCCCGTCAACCACTCGAAGAATTTTCCCATATCTCCGCTTTTTTGAGCTTCAATAAATCGTTTTTCGAGCTGCGGCTCCTGAACTTGGCGATTGGTTTCCGGATCAATACGGCCGTTCATCAGCTCGATAAATTCGCGCTCGGCCGCCCGCTCTTTGAGGTTTTTCGCAAGGTAATCGTAGCTGGCTTCGATATTAAAATCCGGCTGGAAGTCCGGCACCTCATTCGCAACCATCTCGGCCGTCGGCGCTTGGCCTCGGTATTTCTCCGCGTAATCCATAACGTACCGGAAGGCCTTGCGTTCGCCCTGCGTTTGGAAGTCGGCTTCGGAAACATTGAAGCGCAGCAGGGCGTTCGGATCGTTCGCCTCGATGGCCTTCGATATAAGTAAAGTTCCGTAGTTCATGCACGTTCAGCTCCTTACGTAAAATGTGTGATAACGATAAGATTCGGTTCCGCTTCAACCCCGAATTCAGTGCGAATATGCGCTCTTACTCTTTCGCAGGCATCTTCGAAAATATCTCCGACTTCTATTTCCGAAAGTCTGAATCCCGCATATTCAGATGCTTTGGTCACGACCTCACCGACGACAAAATAATCGCCGCCCATTACGTCTATTAAATACGTAATCTCTCCCGGTCTATCCACGCCCTCAAATTTTTCGTATTCTTCGTACTTGTATTCATCGAATTGATCGTAGTCTATATCCGCGCCAATCAAAACCCAATCCGATCTCCATACGCCCATTACTTCTGTTCTCCTTTCGTGACAATTACGAACCCAGCTATACTTGCGCTAACAAAAAATATAAGCCCTATAATTAATTCCTGCATCTATTCGCCCGCCTCCCGTCTCAATTTCGTCATCACAGCGTCAGCCTTCGTTTTATACTCCGCATCCCCAAACGTCTCGTACAGGCGCATGTTATCGTTATATTCGTCCAGTAGCTCGTCAGTCTTCCGTTTCGCCCCGGCCGCGTGTTCCTTCTTCGGCGCTTCCTTCGGCCCTTTCTCCATCCCAACCGCCTCCTTTTTTGCGTATCCTATTCCGAAAGTATAATCATCCGTAAAATGAAACGCCACGCCCGTCGGCTCCGGATAATCCGTCACGTCGTACGCTAAGAGGTAATCTTCCGCGAAATGTTTCCGGCAGACCAGCCGCAGATCCATTTCGTACGCGTCGAGGAATTCACCGTTAATGGCGTCAGTCAACTCGAACTCGACGTATTCACTTACGCCCCACTCATCGGTTTCCTTTACTTCGCGCCAAGCATCGACGTAGAATATCCGATTTTCATACCCGGCAACCGAAACGATATCTCCGAAGGTGAATTCCGTTTTCATCTACGCATCCCCCTTTTCGATTCGCCGACGAATTCAATATCCCGGCACAAGTCGCCCACCCGATCGGCCAGACGTCGTTCACCGAATACTTGCCAGAGCTGATCGAGCGCAATGTTGCTCGTATAGATAGTCGGTAATTGATTCGTTACCCTTGCGTTAATAACGGTGTGCAGGTCGCCGCGGAAGCCGTCCGTTGCATCGCGTACCCCTATATCGTCCAGCACCGCAAATGGCGCCAACTTAGCCGCTTCTAATGCGCGATAATAACGGGCGGCCGCCGGCTCTGCGACTGAGTCCGGTACACGCGGGCGATTGAATTCGTTATAGTCGTTCTGCCACGCATTCACATCGAGGAAATACGCCGGGCGCTGTAGGGGTTCGAAGCCGCGCCGCAGCGAGCCGCTATAATGGACACGTAGCCATTCGTTCAGAAGTGCGGCGGCCGTCGTCGTCTTGCCGGTGCCGGGCGATTCGCTGAACAGATATAGGTCTTTAATGCGGTCGGCCGGCGCAACCGGTCCGCCTTGTTCGAACTGCCGCGCAAAGGATGCCGCATAAGCCTCGGCCGCCTTATAAGCTTCGGATTGGTCAGCGCGAGCCGGCGAATTCTTCAGCGTGACGAGCCGGTATTCACGCGGAAGCCCTGCCGCCCCTGAGCGCCCCCCTTCGCCCGATGCGCCGTGTATCGCGATGAAATGCGTACAGTGCCGCGTACATGCGTCGGTCCCGGCCGCTTTGCATCCGTCAGCGAGTACGCAATTATTTTCGTTATTCATATTCGCGGACCTCCTTCCGATCAATTCGTTTTCTTATCGTTCTTTCATGCTTCGAGCGCATTCGTTTATCTGCGTCCTTCACGCGGGGTTCCTGATACATTGCGTCGCAAGTCCAATCATATCCGCTATACTTTTTAAACACCGTTTTTTTCAAGCGTCTATGGTACGTCACTCACGCGCCTCCTTTCGTTAAATCAACTCCGATAATCGCTGCGCTAACTGGTCAATTCTCTCGCGTTGTTTATACATCCCTATGGGACAACCGCCTCGGGAGAGTTCTTCCACTAAAAACTCGATCTTACCGATTAACTCATCAGTCTTTCCCAGTCTTTCGCCTAACTTCGTAGCCTCAACGTATTTCGGCGTTCCAAACGTTACATGCCTTTTTTTCATTCGCCCACCTCTTCGCGTGAGTCGTCGATAATCGTTAGGTCAGCGTCATCTATAAAATCGTAACCTCCGCCGACATATCGGTATTTACCATCCGCAATTTCTCTAATCTTTGCTTCGTAACTGTCATCGCCGAGTTCGCCTTCACGGCATAACTGGTAGTAGTAATCCGCGTACTTGCCGCGAACAACGTCCCCCACACGAACCTCAGTCGGCTGCGGAGCGTTCAAGTATTCGTCTGGCACCGTCAGGCCTAGCGCACGTCTTAGCGCGATCGCACGACCAATATGAACGTTGAAGCAGTCGGACGGTGCGGCTTTGGCGATTCCTCGCGCTACGATTTGACCATCCGCTATCCACCGTAAAATTGTGACTACGGTTCTTTTCTCGCAATTTACGATAAATTCCGCTTTCGGATTCCGTCCATAAGCGTAGTAGTAACCGTATTTATTCGCCAGTTTCTCAACGTCCGCCTTCGCCTGCTCAACGATTTCATCACGGCGGGCTTGGGTGCTCTTCTTGGAATTCATTCCCGCCAACTTTCGCTGAACTTGTTTAGCCGCTTGAAATCCTTCTTGAAATGTGCGCTTTTTAATCGCCTCCATTACCGCATCACCATGCGCTAGTAACTCATCGTATCCCATTGCGTTCAAATCGATTTTCATTTCGTCAGCCTCCTCGTTTTTAATTTCGTTATTGACGATGACTTCGTATTCTTTGGGCCCGATAAATCCGGTAACGTCCGAGGTTCTTACGCCCCCGAATGCAGGGGTATTCTCGTGATTTACTATGAAAATATCTCCGGTTTTATACGATTGCTTTCCCATAGGTGAGGGCTTCGTAATCAACACGCGCTCGCCAACTTTGGCTGGTCGCTTTTCTGTGACGATGATTTCAGCGTCTTCTCTGAGCACGGAATAGTAGCCGTAACATACTGCACCTAGTGCAACGGAGTTTTCGTAATAAACTTCGAATATCTGTCCAAGCTTATCCGCATACCACGCTCCCTCTATAGATGCCTTCTTAATCCGTACATACTTTTTCGTTTCAGCCATTTCGCAATCCCTCCTCGTTTTTGTTTTCGTTAGAACCACGCATCATCCACGCCTTCATTGCGATCAGCCCGTTTCTGTTCGGCTTGGACTTCCGTAAGCACACGCGATAAGACACTTTCGCGCATATATGAAAACATGAACGCAAAGTTACAGCCCGGATACTTCAGCGTCGGCTTTTTCTCCGCGAAACATTTATCGATGAATCTCCGCGTAACCTCGGCGCCTTGCTCGTCGATCATCAGCTTTAGGTTCTTCGCCTCCATGCCGCGATTGTTCGTTACGTAAGGAATTCCGTAAGTTTCTTTGTGCTTGGCGTGTAGGTAACCGATAAAATCGCGCGTATTCCACTTGGCGACCGGCTTCGTTTCATACGTTGTCATCGCGCGTTCACTCCTTCGATTTTGATTCCGAGAAGATTGAGCGTATTGATAACGCCTTCCCTTTCGCATTCAAGGCTGAACGTAACGCCCCGGGATTGCGCAGTCCGTTGCTTTTCCTGAAGTTCGTCGTAATACTCGCGTACCCGGTCTTCCGGTGTACCTTCGATCTCGTATCCGTTAATTAACGCAGCCGCTAATGTGGTGACGTCCATATCGTCGAAAGTGTGTCCGTCATACCAGCGAGGAGCGTGCCCCGATAGGAAGTCCGCATGTGAACGTAATATCCAATCGTCTTCGTGTCCGAACCCTCTTGCCGATTCGATAACCTCCGCCTGTTCCTTCGTGATTGTCGGCTTCATTTTAGCGCCTCCTTTGCGATTCTATTGATTTCCCTAAGAACGATATCTCCCGTAGAAATACTCGATATGGTCGCGATTGTACTAAGCGCAGGAACACAGCGCCGGAGTTCCTTATTCCGTAGTTCAAGCCGTTCATTCTTCGCCTTTAACCGCTCATTCTCGCCAATCAAATCCGCCACAGCACAACGCAATCGTTTAACTTCTTCGGTCATGTTTTCGCCGCCTCTCCGCTGTTTTATCGCTGACCCTACCGATTGCCCTCGACCGCCAGCAAAGCCGCTATTTCCTCTCGAAACTCCCGTATTAATCGTGCTAATTCCGCCAGCGATGTCGCATCCGAGTCGCGCAACCGTCGATTCATTACGTCGAGTACCGCGCGTTCGACCGTTGAGTGATACGCTACTTCGCGCCACTTTTCCTTTGGCGTTGGATCAGCGTTCGGGTTCTCCGCAAGCTTCTTCGGCCAGTTCGGCGCTTTTGTCGGGTCGGTGAAATAGCGTTCATTTACGATGATGTTAAGCGTATCGGACGTTAGTTTGTAATCGGGTGAGATCGGGATTTCAATGGCCATGGTTGGCGTCGCCTCCTTCGTTAATTAGTCGCAATACCTTTTCGCTTAAATCGGATACCGCTACCTCTACGCCCCCTTCGAATTGAACGCGAGTACCCGGATGAAGATCGTTGAGCGCTTCGTATATAGTAGCGAGCTCATATTTCGTAAACATATCGTACATCCTTCCGTTTATTAATAAGACCTAGCAATCGTTCGCTTACGCTCACTCTTGCGGATGTTCCTTACCGCGATAGAATTATTATTTAATAAGTATCTGCGCGAAAAGGTTTTAATTGAGCGCTATTATTTATCTAGTTATTAATGGCTCTAGTTAAAAGATGGTTCTAGTTAGTGTAAAGTCGAGCCGTGTATGGGTCCGCCGTGTATGGCTCGGCGTCACATGGCTACGTAAGCTCCTCCGTATCTCCATCGAATATCGCGAGCTGACTGATCGGCATGATCGTATATCTCGCGTTATCCCATCGCTGCGTCTTCGGGTCCCGCGCCTTCTGCTTTACGACTAACGGACGCTCTTGCCATCGATATTCGCACAGCGCTTTGATCCGCCTGTTCGCTGCAGCTCGGCTGAGATTTAGCGCGCCGGCTATCTGATCCTGTGTCGGGTAGCATTCGCCATTAGCGTTCATGAACGAAGACAGTACGCAGAGAGTCTGCCAACGCTCCGCACCGATGTCTGCGATAAGGCCTTTCTTGACGGCGTCAACGTACATCTTAACGAAGATACGCGTTTCGGCCTTGCCCGACGTGATGTTGTATTCGGATTGAGATTCGACGGATACGAGCCGCTGATGTTCGTCGGTCATGCCACATCGACTCCTCTCTTCATTTTTATTTCCTCGGATTTTAGTTCCGATAGAAATGAGTTTACTCGGAAAGCCAACTCAGTGTTTCCGCTTTTCAAAAGCGATGGAACAAACTCGCTGATGTGTGTAAGAGTTACGCTAGGATGTTCGAAAGTACCTTCGGACTCTTTAGCGAAAATAATCGTAAGATGCTCCGTATGACGAAGATATTTATCGAACGTTTTGCAAGCACGATTAAATGTGGTATTTTCGCTTAGCTTAGCATCGATCCAATCAGTTTCATTAATAACGAAATCCGGGATGCAGTCATCAATTCGTTTTTGTTTCTCAACCGATCCGGGATGCAACGCATTAAGAACTTCACCAACAAGCAACTCAAATTCGCGCCCCTTCGTTATATAGAAAGCTGCATAGGATTCGTTAACCAGTTCGTAGGGCAATCCCCATTCTCTGCACATTTTCTTTGCGCTATGATCGTAAAATTTACGCAAATAAGTTTCGACGTGCCAAAGCTTATTTGCGTAAATATACTCGCGTTTCAAACCATACGGAAACTTATCTCTAACGTAAGCATCCAGCGCTTCTTTTTCGATATCTTCAAGGACTTCTTTTCTGTATTCGCGAAACTTTGTATCCGAAATGTTGTACAACTCTTTTACTTCTCCGGAGATAAATTTGTTCTCGGAGACTTTATAATTGCCGTCGATGAAGAAACATCTTTCAATTTCCAAACGAGAAGGTTCTGCGACTTGCTCGTAAAGCCCGTATGCAATTAGAGATTCTTTTACGCTGCCAAAAGCCCTCTCTAACCGCTTCCTAACAGTGCCGTAATTGTACTTAGTTGAGTTTATTAACTCCTTTCCTAGATTAGTTACATCTATGCCATCATCTATTAAATTGTCTAGTATAAGTAATGCGTTTTCTTGCTTTTGTGTAATATCCACCTTATTGTTCACCTCTCATTTGTAACTGCGTATACAATTCCCAGAACGGACACTTTCTGCTAAATTTTTTTACAACCGATAATATGCACGCCAAATTAATACCGCGCAAAAATAGGCAAAAAAAATAACCCGGCCTTGTGGCCGAGTCATCTCCGTTTTATTTTTCGCTGCTTATTTAGTTTTCCGCGAACCTTATTTATCGCGGAATATTTTTCATGTTGAGCCGTCAGTGAGCTTCCGGAAAGATGCGTGTATCTTTGAACCATGCGTAAATCACTATGCCCCAATAACATTTGCAAATGGCGCATATCTCCACCGCTCTCCAAGTACATAGTTGCCGCCGTATGTCGGAATAAATGCGGATGCACCCTCTTCTTTATGCCAACCTCTTTCGCGTATTCAACGAGACGTTTTCGGAAATGATCACGAGTTAAGCGTTCGCCATAATTTGCGAGAAAAATATATTCGCTCTCGAAATCCGCACGGTTTTCTACTATTAATTCGTTTAGCATTTTCGCGGTGCCGAATTCAATAGGAACCGTACGTGCCCGTCTATTTTTCGCAACAGTAGCCGGAATATATAAAGTACGCGCAGAAAAATCGAAGTTTTCCTGCTTGAGCCCTAGCGCTTCAGAAATACGCATCATTCCGTCGAGTAAAACGTTCATTAAAACGTAATCCCTGAAGTCGGCATATTCGCGTTGATTCGGCGCCGCAAATAACAAATGAAGCTCATCCTCGTCTAAAATAACGACTTCCTCTTCGGGTTCGTTAACGTTCTTTATACCGACCATCGGGTTATGTTCGATAAGGTCCTCGTCATATAACGTTTTAAAGAACACGCGTAAGGTCTTCAGTCGAGTATTAATCGTACCCGGCGCAAGTCCTTTCGTCATGTGCTCGTCCTTTTTAAAATAATGGTCCTCGAATTTAACCCATTCGTATTGCATGTAAACGATATACCTACGAATCACCTCTCGACTCATTTCGTGAATGGACCGCGCGATCCCCTTACGGTCAAGAAATTCTAGAAAGAAACCGTAATTATCTTCGTATTGGTTGAGCGTTGATTGCGCTCGCCCCTCCGATTTCTTAATTGCGCGAAACTGTACGAAAAGAACATCAAGGTTGCTCGTAGTCTTCCGTAAAGTACGTTCCTTTTTGACGCGTTTTCCTGTTCTATTTGCGGACAT